GGGACCGGTGGGGGGCAAAGACTTCCAACTGCGCGGTAATTTTGGGGAAATTTCCCCCAGCGAAAGCGAGGTGAGCACCGTGAAAGAAACCGAATGGAAGCAAGTGATCGTCGAGCAGATGAACAAGGTCGGCACCTACCGGGACGCATTTGAACCGGCGATTGATTCGCTGGCAAAGATGCTCGAACAGAGGGACGCCGTATATGCAAAGTACATTTCCACCGGTGCTCATGCGGTAGTCAAAAAGAAATCCGACCGCGGAGCAGAGAACATGGTCGTCAATCCTCTCCTGCGGACATGGAGAGAATTAAACGGGGACGCGCTGGCCTACTGGCGCGACCTCGGATTAACTCCGGCAGGGCTGAAACGCATCGACGAAAAGGCGATGCAAAAGCCCAAAGAGAATGCGCTGGCGAAGGCGTTGAGAGAGTTTGGCTAAGCACTATAAGCAGATCGCCGTCAAGTTCGCTCAAGCTGCCGTTGCGGGCGATATCGTCTGCGGCGCAGATGTCGTGGACGCAGCTCGCCGGTTCCTGTCCGACATGAAGCGCAGCGACCTCAAGTTGCGCACCAAAGAGCCGGACTTTGTGTGCAACATCATAGAGCGTTTCATGGTGCATAAGCAGGGCGAGGCGCTGGACGGAACACCATTGACGAACACACCGCTGAAGCTACAGCCATGGCAGGTGTTCGTCGTTTATAACATCGTTGGATTCTACTTCAAAAACAGAAGTGAGCGCCGCTATAAAGAGGCGTTCATTTTCGTGCCGCGCAAATCAGGCAAGACCATGTTCATCGCGGCGCTGGCATTTGCGTTGGCGCTTCTGGAACGAAAGAGCGGTGCGAAAATCTATATCGTGGCGGCATCGCTGAAACAGGCGTGCCAGAGCTTCGAGGATATTCTGTACACGCTGCGCTACCGGGAAATCATCGGAGATTTCAGAGTGCGCGACAACAACGCAGAGCATTCGATCTCCATGACCTTCACGGATGAAAATGACAGGCCGGAAGGATCCATCGACATCGAGGCTCTTGCATCCAACCCGGACGCGCAGGATTCATTCAACTGCAACATCGCCATCGCCGACGAGGTTCATGCCTTCAAGAAGGCCAGCCAGTACAATCGCTTCAAAGAGGCCATGAAGGCGTACACCAACAAATTGATGATCGGCATCACGACGGCGGGAGACAACGTCAACAGCTTTTGCTATCGGCGTCTCGAATACGCCACAAAGGTGGTCAGCGGTCAGGTGCAGGATGACAGCCTGTTCGTGTTCATCAGCCGAGCTGACCAGGACGAGAAGGGCAACGTGGATTATACCAGTGCGATCCAGCACCAGAAAGCCAATCCATCCTACGGCGTGACCATTCGCCCGGCGGACATCATGCAGGACGCGCTGCAGGCGCAGAATGATCCGCAGCAGCGAAAAGACTTCCTGTCCAGGTCGCTGAACATCTACACCACGGCGATGAATGCCTACTTCGATCTGAATGAGTTCAAGACCTCGGATGCGGCCTACAAATGGACGCTGGATGAGCTGGCGAGGATGCCAATCGAATGGTATGGCGGTGCTGACCTGTCCAGGGTGCATGACCTCACGGCGGCGGCGCTGTACGGCCAGTATAAGGATACTGACATCGTCATCACTCACGCCTTCTTCCCGATCACAGAGGCGGCGCGAAAAGCGGATGAGGATGACATCCCGCTGTTTGGATGGCAGGATGATGGCTGGTTGACGCTGTGCAATAATCCCACGGTCAACTATGGCGACATCGTGGACTGGTTCATAGAGATGCGGAAGCGTGGCTTCAAGATCAGGGAGATCGGGCACGATATGAAGTTCGCCGGCGAGGAATACATCCCGCTGATGAAGCGTGCCGGATTCGCTGTTGTGAACCAGCCGCAGTTGTACATCCTCAAGAGCAAAGGATTCAGACATATCGAAAAGGCTGTCAAAGATGGGCGGCTATATTATCTCCATTCAGAGGCTTATGAATACTGCGTGGCAAACGTCCGCGCAATCGAAAAAACTGACGATATGATCCAGTATGAGAAGGTTCAGCCGGAACACCGCATCGATTTGTTTGACGCTTCGGTGTTCGCCTGCGTCCGAATGCTGGAAGGAACCGTCAGGAAGAACAAAGCAAAGAAATGGTTCGGGGGTGACTGACCGTGAATATTTTTGAGCGCCTCGCTGTACGCTGGCGCGGAAATCGGAAAAGGGACGCCACTCCCACAAACTCTGTGGCGGTGTGGATGGATGGCGGCGATCTGTGTGTTCCGGGGTATACCAGGTTGAGCGACAACCCGGAGATCATGACCGGCTGCCTGCGCATCGCGGAGCTGATCGGCTCCATGACCATCTACCTGATGAGCAACACGGATGACGGTGATGTCAGGATCGTCAACGAGCTGTCGAGGATGATCGACATCACGCCCAACGGCACCATGACGCGCAGCCAGTGGATGACAGCCATCGTCATGAATCTGCTGCTGCACGGCAACGGAAATAGTGTGGTGGTCCCGCACACACACAACGGCATATTGCAGAGCATGGAGCCTATCGCCGCTTCCCGTGTCACCTTTAATCCGAAGCCCGGAAGCTACCGCGATTATTCTGTGTGCATCGACGGCAAGGAGCGCAGCCCGGAGAGCGTGATGCACTTCACCTATAACCCGGATCCGAAATACCTGTGGAAGGGCCGGGGCATGACCATCCTGCTGAAGGACATCGCCAACAATCTGAAACAGGCGCAGAAGACCGAGAACGCATTCATGGCGTCCGAATGGAAGCCGTCGATCATCGTCAAAGTGGATGCGTTGACCGAGGAATTCGCCAGCCCGGAAGGCCGCGAGAAGCTGCTGCAAAGCTACGTCAAGCCGCAGCAGACCGGGCAACCGTGGCTGATTCCCGCCGAGCAGTTCCAGGTGGAGCAGGTGCGGCCATTGTCCCTCGCCGATCTTGCCATCAAAGACACCGTGGAGCTGGACAAGCGCACCGTGGCGGCTGTGCTGGGCGTCCCGGCCTTCCTGCTGGGCGTCGGGGAATACAGTCAGACCGAGTGGAACAACTTCGTGCAGACGAAGATCAGAGCCATCGCGCTGAACATCCAGCAGGAGATGACGCGGGTGCTGATCATTTCACCCAAGTGGTATCTGACGCTCAATTTCTGGTCGTTGATGGATTACGACCTCAAGAGCACCAGTGACATCCTGCTGGCCGGTGCTGATCGCGGTTATGTGTGCGGTGACGAATGGCGCGACAGGATGCACATGGCCCCTGCGGGATTGAAAGATTATAAGGTGCTGGAAAACTATATCCCATATGAGTATTCCGGCAAGCAAAAGAAACTGATACAGGAAGGTGATTGATGATGAAGCCCGCAAAGCTGACGTGTCCCCATGCGAAGTATGACGCGAAGATGCACATCCAGTGCGAGAAGGTTGGCGACATGTGCGCCCACCAGAGATGGTGCAATTACAAGGGCTGGTGTGTGCTGACCGATCAGGCAGACAACTGCCCGGCAAGGAGGGAAGAGACCCATGAGCGAGAAGTTAAGGCAACTAAGAAGCGTCGCAACAAAGTTTGAGACACGGGAGGATGGCGATGAGCATGTGCCGCACATCTCCGGCTACTTCGCCTCCTTCTCTGATATTTATGAAATCGCGCCCGGCATGACTGAGAGCATCGCCAAGGGCGCTTTTTCTCGGACACTGGGCGGGGATATCCGCGCCCTGGTCAACCACGACACGACTTTGGTTCTCGGACGGACGAAGGCGCACACGCTGGATCTGAAAGAGGACGAACACGGTCTCTGGGGAGACGTCACCATCAATCCGAAAGATGTGGACGCCATGAACCTGTATGAGCGTGTGAAGCGCGGCGACGTTGACCAGTGTTCCTTTGGATTCGAGATCGTCTCCGAGGAAACCGACTTCCGCGAAGATGGCTCCATCCACTGGACCATCACCGAGGTAAACCTGTTTGAGGTGTCTGCCTGCACTTTCCCGGCCTACAAGGATACCAACATCTCTGCGCGGAGCGCCGAGCGCGATGAGATCAAGGCCAGGGAGCTTACGGCGTGGAAAAACAAAATGAAGGAGGCTGTGAAGCATGGCTTTGAAGACCCTTCTGCTGAGAAAGCGGATTGATAACAAGAAAAAGGAGCTTGAAGCTCTCAAGGCCAAGGACTTCTCCGCCCGCGAGGCCGAGCTGACCAAGGCCATTGACGAGGTCGAGACCGAAGAGCAGCGCACCGAGATCGAGGGCATGGTGGCTGATTTCGATGCCGAGAAGGCCCAGAACGAAAAGGCCATCGCCGATCTTGAGCGTGAGATCGAGGGCTTGGAAAACGACCTCGCCGCCGAGGAGGAAGCCCAGGACACCGATCCGCCTGCCGAAAAGCAGCCGGAAGAGAGAAAGGATGAGAAGACCATGAAGAACCGCGAAGCTATTCCCACCATGACCATCCGCGACCGGCTGGTCGATATCGTCACCCGCGACGAGGTCAAGGATTACCTCGCCGAAGTCCGCACCGCCATCAAGGAGAAGAGGGCGATCACCGGCGTCGGCCTGCTGATTCCCGAAATCATGCTTGAGCTGATCCGCATGGAGACCGCTCATGATTCCCGCCTGCTGCCGTTCGTGAACCGCCGCGCCGTGTCCGGCGTCGCTCGCCAGAACATCTCCGGCGCGATCCCGGAGGCCATCTGGACTGAGATGTGCGCCAATCTGAACGAGATCGCCATGGGCTTCAACCAGATCGAGGTTGATGGCTACAAGGTGGGCGCGTACATGGCCATCTGCAATGCCTCCCTGGAGGATTCCGACATCGCGCTGGCCAGCGAGATCGTGACCACTCTGGGCGCGTCCATCGGCAAGGCGCTGGACAAGGCGATCCTGTTCGGCACCGGCACCAAGATGCCCACCGGCATCGTGACCAGGCTGAAGCAGGAATCCCAGCCCGCCAGCTGGGGCACCAACGCGCCCGCGTGGGTTGACCTGCACAGCACCAACATCCAGACCCTGAACATCGGCTCCACCCGCGGCGCGGAGTTCTTCGAGAGCCTGATCACCGCTCTGGCCGTGGCGAAGCCCATCTTCAACAGCGACGGCCTGTTCTGGGTGATGAACCGCAAGACCCACCTGAAGATCATCGCCAAGGCTCTGGCCTTCAATGCCCAGGCTGCGCTGGTGGCCAACACCACGCTGATGCCCATCATCGGCGGCACTGTCGTCGAGTTCGAGGACAACGAGATCCAGGACAACACCATCTATGGCGGCTTCGGCGGCAACTATCTGCTGGCCGAGCGTGCTGGCGTGGAGTTCGCCTCCAGCGACATCCCGCTGTTCCTCCAGGATCAGACGGTGTTCAAGGCCACGGCCCGCTACGACGGCATGCCGCTCGATGGCAAGGCTTTTGTGGTCGTGAACTTCAACAACACCAGCCCGACCACCTCCGCCACCTTCCCCGATGACTGGGCCAACGCCGATCTGAACGAGCTGACCATCGTGGCGGCTGCTTCCGGCTCCAACGCTGGCAAGACCGTCCTGACCGTCACCGATTACCTGGCCACTGACACCCCGGTGCTGTACTACAAGCTCGGCACTCAGGCGGTCAAGGCTGGCGACGTCATCGCCACCAGCGGCACCGGCGCTTGGGCGTCCCTGACCTCCGGCACCACGGAGATCACCGCTGCGGCTGGTAAGAAGATCACCGTTGTCGAGCTGAATGCGGCGGCTGCTTCCGGCGGCGTGGTCGTGTCCGCCGGCGTGGTGGCTTCCATCCCGAAGGCTGCGGGCTAATGATCGCGGGGTGAGCAGCAATGCCGGATAGCACCATGCTGACGATGCTCAAGACCGATCTGGGCATCTTGAACACGACGGCCTATGATACGCGGCTGAATCAGCTGCTCACCGTGGCACAGAGGGCCATCATTGATGCGGGGGCGTCCACACTGGACGCCTCCGATGTTCTGGATATGCAGCTGATAGTCATGTATACGGCGTGGCTGTGGCGAAAGCGCGATTTCACGCTCGGCAACCAGCAGAGCAAAGACATGACCACAATGCCGCGCATGCTGCGCCTTGCGCTGAACAATCGGATCTTCAAAGAGAAAGCGGTGGTATCAGATGGTTGATACCGTGCTGAAGCTGATCGGTGCTTCTACGCGGGCGCAGGACTCCAATGGCATCTGGCGCACCACGAAGGAAGCGGAATCCGAGGTATTCGCGCAGGTGTCCAGCGTAGATCGCGGCGAGTTCTTCGCCGCCGGCGAACAGGGCTTCCGTCCTGAATACCGGTTTACTGTGTTCGCAGGCGATTACCACGAGGAATCGACCTGTGAATACAACGGCACTCGCTACGCCATATACCGCACCTACCACATTCCAGGCACGGATTACATCGAGTTGTACGTGCAAAGGAAGGTGGGCGTGAATGGCTAAGAAGACCGCCATAGACAAGCTGGACGAGGCCATAGAGGGCATCCTGAACGAGTATGGTGATTCGGTTCAGGCAAACCTCGACCTCATCACAAAGCAGATGGGGCAGAAAGGCGCGACGGCGCTACGGCAGGAATCGAAAGCAAAGTTCAAGCAGCATACCGGCGAATACGCCAAGGGCTGGAAATACGAATTCCGGCAAACGCGGCGGTATTCCAGGACAACGATCTTCAATGATCACTACAGCCTGCCGCACCTGCTTGAAAACGGCCATGTGATCCGCAATGGCACGGGCCGCACATATGGCAATGTGCCCGGAAGGGAGCACATTAAGCCGATTGCCGACGACCTGACCGGAACCTACGAGCGGGAGGTGAAAAGCAAACTATGACGATGAAGGAAATTGCCACCATGATCGGCAGCATCGGATTACCGTTTGCCTATGATCACTTCACGGATGAGGATACGCCAGGCGGACCGCCGTTCATCTGCTTCCTGTTTCCGAATTCCGACAACTTTTCCGCTGACGGTATCGTGTATCAGAAGATTAAGACGCTGAATATCGAGCTGTACACAAACGAAAAAGAGCCGGACTATGAGGAGGACGTGGAGGACGCGCTTGACGCTGCTGGCCTGTTTTATCAAAGTGACGAGACTTATCTCGAATCCGAAAAAATGTATATGGTGCGGTGGGAGACCGACGTGCCATGGACAAAGGAGGAAGACTGATAATGAGCACCGCCAAGAATAAGGTGAAATTCAACCTGAAGAATGTGCACTATGCCGTCATGACCAGCTCTGATGATTCTTCTGCTTCCTACAGCACGCCGGTGGCCATTCCCGGCGCGGTTTCGCTGTCGATGGATGCGTCCGGCGAACCGGAGAACTTCTACGCTGATGGCATTGCGTACTACGTCATCAACAACAACATGGGCTATGAGGGCGACCTTGAGATCGCGCTGGTTCCCGAATCCTTCCGCACCGACGTGCTCAAGGAGGCGCTGGATGCCAACGGCGTGCTGATCGAGAGCGCCGACGCCGACCTGACCCGGTTCGCGCTGCTGTTTGAGTTCGATGGCGACAAGAAGCACATCCGTCATGTGATGTACAACTGCACGGCGTCCCGGCCCTCCATCGCTGGCCAGACCAACGAGGAGAGCAAGGAAGTGCAGACCGAGACCATCACCATCACGGCGACGCCGCTTCCGAACGGCAAGGTTCGCGCCAAGACCGGCGACACGACCGACGCGACTACCTATGCTGGCTGGTATTCCAGCGTCTACTCTCCCGCGAGTGCCGCTGGCACTGCGAAGCTGTCCACTCTGACGATTGGCAGCGTCTCGCTGAGCCCGTCGTTTGACGCTGATACCAACAGCTACACCGCGACCACGACCGATTCCACGAATACCGTGTCCGCGACCGCTCCGAGCGGCGTCACGGTCACCATCCTCGTGAACAACTCCTCGCACACCAGCGGCGAATCCGCGACGTGGGCCAGCGGCACCAACACCGTGACGGTTGTCGCGTCGAAGACCGGGCTCCAGTCCTCCGTCTACACCGTCACCGTCACCAAGAGCGCGTCGTAATCGCGCAGGCAAACAACTGACCAAGGCCGTGATCCGCTTCACGGCCTTTATTTTTCTGTTGAGAGGAGAATGAGTAATGGCTGTTTCCAAGACCATCACCATTGATGACAGACCGGTCACGTTCAAAGCATCCGCGGCCATTCCGAGGATGTACCGCAATATGTTCCAGCGCGACATCTATCTGGATTTCAACGAGATTCAGGAGAAGATGGCGAAGAACAATCCCAACGCCTCTACGCTTCCCATGGAAACGCTGGAAGCGTTTGAGAACATCGCCTACACCATGGCGAAGCATGGCGATCCCTCCATTCCTGACAGCATCGATGAATGGCTGGACGGATTCAGCATGTTCACGATTTACAGTATTCTGCCGGAAATCGTGGAGCTGTGGGAGATCAACAACAAAACCGATGCTACCGCTAAAAAAAAGACCGGCCAATAGATCGTCCGATGACAACGCCTCTGTTTCTGCTTCGATGCTTGCAGGTCGGCTTGTCTCTGCGTGATCTGGATCTGATCACGATTGGAACGGTTATGGATATGTACACCGAAAAGAGCAATGACAGCTATGGCGGATATAAGCAGTTGGCAACGCAGGACGATTTCGACCGTTTTTAGAAAAAAACCCGGATGGGCGGGAGGAAGGAGAGACCAATGGCAGGCAGTCGGATAGCTGGTATTACCATAGAGATCGGCGGCGATACCACAAAACTACAGGACGCATTAAAAGGTGTCAATACCCAAATTCGGGACACCCAGAACAACCTGAAAGATGTGGAGAGGCTGCTGAAGCTGGATCCGTCTCATACAGAGCTTCTCGCCCAGAAGCAATCACTTCTGAAAGAAAAAATCGGCGAAACCAAAGAGAAGCTGGACACGCTGAAAACCGCCCAAGAACAGGCAAAGCAGCAGCTTGAAAGCGGCGATCTCGGCAAGGATAAGTATGATGATTTGCAGCGCGAGATCATCGCCACCGAGGAAGAGCTGAAGAAGCTGGCCCGTGAAGCGGCGGACGCGAACGAAGCCCTCAACAAGATCGATTCCGCTGGCCAGAAGTTGGAAAGCCTCGGCGGCAAGATTTCATCGGTAGGTCAGACCCTGACCACCGGCCTGACGCTGCCTTTGGTCGGCATCGGGACGGCTGGCGCTAAGAGCTTCGCGGAAGTTGACAAGACGATGCAGCTTGCCAACAAGACGATGGGCAACACCGAGGAACAGGCACAGCTTTTGAATGTGGCCATGAAGGAAGCTGCCGCAAATTCCACGTTTGGCATGTCCGATGCCGCCACCGCCGTTCTGAACTTCGCCCGAGCCGGTCTGGATGCTGAACAGGCTGCCGCCGCGCTTGCTCCTGCCATGAATCTGGCCGCTGGCGAGGGCGGTAACCTGGACACCGTTTCCGGCGGTCTGGTTGCCACCATCAACGGCTTCCACGGGAGCTTCGAGGATGCTGGTCACTACGCTGATGTGTTTGCATCTGCTTGTAATAACTCTGCGCTTGACGTTGACAGCCTGTCCCATGCCATGTCCGTGGCTGCGCCCATCTTCTCGGCTGCCGGATATTCTGTCGAGGATGCCGCGCTGTACATGGGCGTCATGGCCAACAATGGCATCGATGCTGATAAAGCTGCTAATTCTTTGAAAACCGGTCTGGCAAGGCTTGTCTCTCCCGCGAAAGAAGGCGCGGAAATGATGGACAAGCTTGGTATCTCCGTCACCAACTCAGACGGTACGATGAAGAGTTCCATCCAGATCCAAAAGGAACTGCATGAAGCCTTCGGCAAGCTGTCCGAATCCGAGCAGATCGCCGCTGCGTCCGCAATTTTCGGTAAGAACCAGATGGCTCCGTGGCTGGCGCTGATCAACACCGCGCCGGAGGATGTCGGCAGCTTGGATGAATCCCTGCGCACTTGCGCCGGCACTACGGACGAGATGGCGGAGGCCATGATGAGCGGCTTCGGCGGCTCTCTGGAAAAGCTCAAGAGCTCCATCGACGTCTTGGTCACATCTATCGGCGAGGCGCTGGCCCCGACGATCCAGAAGGTGACCGACTTCATCCAGAAGCTGGTCGATAAGTTCAATGCTCTGACACCTGCGCAGCAGCAGACGATTGTCAAAATCGGCATGCTGGTCGCTGCTCTCGGTCCTGCGCTGATGGTCATCGGCAAACTCACGACTGGCGTAGGCAAAGGGCTCCAGGCTATTTCAAAGATGGGCAAAGGCATTCTCACCTTTGTCAACGAGGCGAAGCTGGGCGTTGGCGCTGGTGGGAAATTCGTCACGGCGCTGACGAGCATCAACCCTGTGACCGTCGGCGTCGTCGCCGGTGTGGCTGCCGTCGGCGCAGCGTTCGTCAACCTCTGGCAGAACAATGAGGGATTCCGAAACAAGATGATCTCCATCTGGGAAAGTCTGAAAGCGAAGTTTGCGGAGTTCGGTCAGAAGATCGTGGATATCCTCAATTCCGTGGGCTTCGACTTTAAGGACATGGGCGAGGTCATCAACACGGTTCTGGAAGGCATCAAGACCGCCTGGGATGCGTTCTGTAATCTGCTGGCTCCCGTATTTGAGGCAGCATTCCAGATCCTGTCCACGACCATCGGCGCTGTTCTGGATGTGATCGCCGGCATTTTTCAGACGTTCGCCGGTCTGTTCTCCGGGGATTGGGATATGTTCTGGGATGGCATTTCCAGCATCTTCGAAGGCATAGTCAACGGCTGGGTTGGAATCGTTGACGCTGTACTCGAAGCGATAAAGGGCATCGTCGATGTGTTCCTCGGCTGGTTCGGCACGGACTGGGAGACTGTATGGAACGGCGTCAGCACCTTCTTCTCAGGCATCTGGGAAGGGATCACCACGACGGTATCAACCGCAACACAGGCAATTGCCACGGGGATCTCCTCCGCGTGGTCAACCGTGCAGGGCCTGTTCAGCAGCGCGTGGAATGCAATAGCATCCACGGTATCGAGCGCATGGAATAACATCACATCGACGGTTGGTTCTGCGGTGGAATCCGTCAAAACAAAGGTCACGTCGGCGTGGCAGTCGATCCAGACCACTGTTACCAATACCCTCAACACGCTCAAAACCAACGTGGTCAACACCTGGAATAATATCAAGAGCAGCATCACGACGACGCTCAACAACATCAAGACCTCGGCAACCAACACCTGGAATAATATAAAATCCAGCATTTCCAGCACCGTGGAGAACATCAAATCCACGGTCACCCAGAAGTGGAACAACATCAAGACCAGTGTTTCGACAGCTGTTGAGAATATTAAATCGACCATTACACAGAAATGGGACGCGATAAAATCAACACTGTCAACTACGGTTGAGAACATCAAAACCACAGTCACGCAGAAATGGAATGCTATGAAAACGAGCATATCCACGACTGCGGATAGCATCAAAACAGCCGTTTCCCAGAAATGGGATTCCATCAAGACTTCGCTCACAACGGCCATGACCACCATAGCCACCAACATGAGCCAGAAGTGGAACAACATCAAATCTACACTCACGCCGATTGTCGACAGCATAAAGACAAAGATCACCGGCGCATTCGATGGAATCAAAACGTCCATTTCCACCGCGATGGAAAACGTGAAAACGAAGCTGAAATCTGCGTGGGATGGCGCGGTCGGGATGGTTCGAGATGCTGTTCAGAAATTGAAGTCGCTGCTGAACTTTAGCTGGTCGCTTCCGAAGCTCAAGCTGCCGCACTTCAAGATCACCGGCAAATTCTCCCTGAATCCTCCCCAGGTCCCGCACTTCGGCGTTGAGTGGTACAAGAAGGCCATGGACAACGCCATGCTGTTGAGCGGCCCGACAATCTTCGGCGCTGCCGGTGGCAAGCTGCTCGGCGGCGGCGAAGCAGGAACCGAGGTCGTTGCCGGCGCGGACAAGCTGATGGCAATGATCAAGTCGTCGATTGCGGACGTGCTTGCGACCAGCCACAACATGGTTTCGAGCATGACAAGCACAATGGGCGGCGGATCTGCTGCCGCATCGGATAACACAGGTGATACGATCATCGCCATGCTGTCCAGGTATCTGCCCTATCTGCCGGAGGTCGCCAACATGAAGATGGTGACCGACACCGGCGCCCTGGTGGGACAGCTCGCGCCCGAGATGAATAAACAGTTGGGCGTCATATCACAGCGGCAAAGGAGGCAATAAGCGTGTATCATTCGATAACCATATCCGGGAAGAATACCTTCACCGAATGGGGGCTTGTGCCTACTTCAAGGCCGCTCATCAATCCTCCACAGGTAAAGACAAGCTATGTGGATCTGCCTTCCTCCCACGGCCAGTTGGACTATACTGAATACCTGTTACAGGAAGTCCCATACGGTCAGAGGGAGGGATCATGGGAATTCACGCTCCGCCCCCGGAACAATTGGGCCAACGTCTATTCGACGCTCATGAACTACCTTCACGGCAGGCGGCACATCGTCATACTGGAGGACAATCCGCTCTATCAGTATGTGGGCCGCCTGTCGGTCAATGAATGGCGTTCCGATCAGAACCGCTCATTCATCGTGATCGATTACAATCTCGACCCGTTCAAGTACAGCGTGGAGGCGTCCGACGATACGGAATGGTTGTGGGATGACCTTTTCGCCGACTGCATCAAGTATGGCCGGTTCACGGTGACTGGTCAGAAGTGGCGCAACTTCATCAACGCCGGACTGCGGGAAACCATCCCGACCATAACCTGTTCGGCAGCCATGACGCTGAAAATCGGCGACAATTCATTCTCGCTGGTTGCCGGCATCAATACCAATGCCAACTTTGCCCTTCAGCCGGGGGATAATGAAATGCTGTTCATCGGCACCGGCGAAGTGACCATATCATACAGGGAGGTGTCACTGTGATCTATCGCGTCTTGTTGGACGGTCAGGACATCTACAATCCGCAGGATCGCCGGTATGTCCTGCTGACACCTCAACTGTCCATGGAATTGAATACCGCAGGCAGCTTCCAATTCACCATGCACCCATCCCATCCGCATTACAGCGACGTGAAGCCGCTGACGTCAATCATTGAGGTATTTGAGGATGAGGTGCTGCTGTGGTTTGGGCGGCCTGTTGAGATAAAGACCGACTTCTATAAGCAGAAGATAATATACTGCGAAGGGGCGCTGGCGTTCACCAATGACAGTGTGCAGCGCGTCCATGAGTACAAGACCATCTCCGTCCATGAATTCTTCCGCACGGTGATCGCAAACCACAACGAGCAGGTGGACAGCTTTAAGCAGTTCACGGTCGGTAGAATCACCGTCGAGGATAAGACGGTCTATCGAAAACTGAACTACAAAAGCACCTTTACCACTCTGAAATTGCAGTGCCTGAACGCCGAGGGCGGATACTTTTTCTTTCGGCGGGAGAACGGCACGAATTATATCGACTGGCTGTCGGAAATGCCGTATGACACAAATCAGCCGGTGGAGTTTGGTTTGAACATGCTGGATGCGTCCACCGATTTCGACCTGTCATCCTTCGCCACATGTGTGCTGCCCCTGGGCGATGAAGTCGATGGGGAGCGCCTCACTGTAAAGAGCGTCAACGGCGGGAACGACATTATCGAAAGTGAGGCCATGTCCACCTATGGTCGCATCGTGAAATGTGTGGAGTTCAACGGCGTCGTGAAGCCCGCAACGCTTTATGAGGATGGGCTGGAATACCTGCAAGATGTCCAGTTTGACAACATGGTCATCGAATGCAGCGCCGCAGAACTGCACTGGCAGAACGATAATTATACTACGTTCCGCATTGGCCAGAAGGTTCACGCGCATTCTGTTCCTCATCTGATCGACAAGTATTTCAATCTGATGAAGATGGAATTGTCCCTTGATACCGCCGAAAAGAAGATCACGCTCGGCACTGTTCGCAAGCCCACGCTGACGGAGATCACCGAGGAAACGAGCACATCAGTCAGCGGATACGGCGACCAGCTTCAGGAAGTCACAACGGGCATAGAAGAAATTCACGAGCAGATCGACCCTCCCGGCGTGGATGACTTCCGGCAGGACATCGAGGACATCATTCAGGGGATAGACGATTATATGGACGATGATGACTTTATCGACCACGTTCAAGATCTGCTGGATGATGACGAGCTGTATGACTGGCTGATCGATCACGGCGTGCCCGAGGACGAGTTGGACGACATAACCCCGGAGGATGTCGTGCAGCTCATTGAGGAGGACGTCGAGGAAATCACGCAGGATCTCGGCGACGCTGAGGATTATGATGATCTCCAAGACATCATAGACGACCTTGACGATTACTGGGACGATCAGGAGGATATATTCGACTGGGGCGATGATTCTGGATATGGCGACATGGGCGATACAATGGGCGGCACCAGCGGGGATATCGGCGCAGCGTCTGACCCCAGCCAGATCTATGAGCTGCAGGCGCAGCTCGCCGGTCTTGAAAGCACCATCAACGGATTGTCCACAACTCTGGAAACAGTCAGCGCCTCGGAGAACGAGCTTCAGTCAAAGGTGGCTGAGCTTGACGAGGTTGTGAGCGCCATTGCGGCATGGGCATGGATATTTGAGGTTGACGGCGAGAGAACCGAAGGAGGCACTGTCAACTTCGTCACAACTGTATAAGGCGGTGGTATCATGATCGTTACGAACGGACATGAATTTAAAACCATTGTCAATCCTATCCACGTCAATGGTAAGCGTGTCACCAAAGTTTTTGTGAACGGCCTTCAAGTGTATCCCGGCGTTGAGCGCGGCGAGAAGGTCAGCCGCTACGCGTTGTATTTCGGATTCTCTCATGATGTTATCTCGAAGTATTCTCCGTCACCCATAAATCAGTATGGTGTATATGCGGATTTTGCGGGTGGCACTGACAATGTTTATCGTGTGGCATTCAATGTGTACCAGGACGGCCAGTATCCGCGCAGACAACTCTTTGTCAGCTATGAAGGCTTTGCCGCTGGCCCAGCTATAACCTTTGTGCCTTACGTTGCAAAAGACGGGTATCTCGTTACTGATGGCAAGCAGAGTTCAGACATCAATACATTTTCTGCCTCGCGAAAATCGAGTGGATCGAAGGTTTATTACTCCACAGATGCCATCGGTGCGAATTGTGAAGACGCAAGCGGGAATTATCTCGCAGAATATACCATATCCCGTACTTCAGAAAACGTCCAAATATTCTCGTCTGCGGATGAAGCGCTAAATTATATTCTGTCGTAAGGTGGTGATGAATTATGATCGCAGGAAATCCCTTGTATATCGGTGCAGAGCACCATGAATATTATAGCGGCAGCTATAGCATAGACCCGAAAAACTATTCTCAAACGCTGTCTGTTTCCGGCATGGCGATGTCACGCGACATTGTTTTCAACGCCTACGAGGAAGGGAATGAGCTGGCGGAGATCATCGGACGCACAATAGAGGATTACGTCGATGCGCTGGAAAAGGTCACGGCCATTGGCCCATACGCATTCTGTAATTGCATATTCCTGAACACCGTGAGCTTTCCTGTGGCGACCTCGGTAGGCATATCTGCGTTTTCTGGCTGCACCCTGTTGCGTCGCATTTCGGCTCCGCTTGTTTCGCAGATCAATAATAACGCATTCACCAATTGCGCTTACCTTGGCTCTGCGATCTTCCCGTCCGCAAAAGCTATCGGCGCAGCTGCGTTCCAGGGCTGCTACACCATTTCCAGCGTCAGCTTTCCGATAGCCAGCATCATAGGATCATACGCTTTCGCCGGATGCGCCGCGCTGCCGTCCGCGAGTTTTCCGGCGTGTGAGAGCATTTTCGCCTGGGCATTCCAGAGCTGCACGTCCCTGGAGACGATCACGTTCCCGATACTCTCTCAAACTGTGCCGTCTCTGTTTATGAGCCTGTTCAGTTTGAAGTCGGTGTATCTCCCAAGCGTGAAGTCGATCTGGAATGACTGCTTCCGTTACTGTTCCAGCCTCGTGACCGTGAGTGCGCCTGAAACGCTCTACATTGGCGCATATGCTTTTCACGGTTGCCAGCGGCTGCCGTCTGTGTCATTCTCAAACGTCACGACTGTCGGCAATTACGCTTTCGCTGCCTGCTATTCTCTATCGCAGGTCAATATCCAGAAAGCAACCTATGTGTCCCAATACACATTCCAATCATGCAGCATACTGGAAAGTGCCATATTCCCGTCAGCGTCCTACGTTGGCGCATATGCCTTTGTGTCGTGTATAGGGATGTCTACCGCAAACTTTGAGAGAGCGACAACGATTTATCAGTACGCTTTCGCAGATTGCTGGACCCTGCGGACAATAAGCGCCCCGGCAGTAACATATATCTCGGACTACGCTTTTTTGAGATGTAGCAGTCTGACAGAAATAAATTGTCCCGTCTGCACGAGAGTGAACACACAGGCTTTCAGCGGATGTTCGGCACTTTCGTCTATCAACTTCCCGGCTTGCATATCTGTCTATGATAACGGCTTTGCGTTTACTGGAATAATGAATGCAAACTTTCCTGCGCTGACATACATGAGCACAAACGCATTCAAGGAATGCCATTCTCTTTCTTCAGCCTCGTTCCCATTGATGACATATGTTCCATCGTATGCGTTTTTGAATGACTACAGCTTACAGCACGTATCATTCCCGAACGTGACGGTTATCAGCGGTCATTTGAGCTGGGGTGCATTTGAGAGGTGCGGTCTTCTGGAAGCCAGTTTCCCGAAATGCACGAGCGTTGGTTCTGCTGCATTCAGAAACTGCTCGTCCATGCTTTCGATTAGCTTCCCTCTCTGCACGTTTATTGGGCAGGATGCTTTTGCAAATTGCTCCGCATTGAGAGCTGCCAGCCTGCCGCTCCTTGTCGGAAACAATAGCCAGCGTGCAGCATTCTGGAATTGCGTCAACCTGTCCGAGATATATATGCCGAATTTCCAAACCCCGAACATGGATATTTTCCTGAATTGCCACGCACTCAAAAGCGCAGAATTACCGGCGGCGAGCTGGGTGGGAACATCAGCGTTTGCATACTGTTATAGCCTGTCCTGGGCTTCTTTCGCAAAGGCATCATATCTCATGCCGAATGCCTTCAATGGCTGCTCCGCGCTGGAAAGCCTTTATCTGCTCTCGACGGCGGTTTGCGTATTGTCTGGCAACAGCTCGAATGCGCTGATCGGTACGCCGATGGCCGATTCGAGCTTCCTCGGACACTTCGGCTCCATCTATGTTCTTTCAAGCCTTGTGGCAAGCTACAAAGCAAATGCCGGATGGAGTTGGTATGCTGACAGAATCACATCATACGTGGAGGGATGAGAAAATGAGGAAACTGGATATTCTGGTACCCGTGTACAACGAGGACGAACAGACCGTCAAGCCCCTGTTTGACAGCATCGCCATCCAGCAGAACGTCAACTTGAGAGAGGATGTTGGCGTGATCGTCTGCTGCGACGGCGGATCCTGCACCCTGACCGATGCTTTCCGGGACAGCTATCCGTTCAGCATCGAATACTTCTGCAACGAACATGCAGGCGTTTCGGCAACCCGGAACGCCTGTCTTGATCGTTCCGAAGCGGAATATGTGATCTTCTGCGACGCCGACGATATGTTCTTCAACGCCTGCGCATTCTGGATGCTGTTCCAGGAGATGAAGACCGGTTTCGATAATCTCACGTCGGTGTTCGTCGAGGAGACACGGGTGAACGGCGCGATCACCTACATCAACCGGCAGATGGACAGCACCTTCGTTCACGGCAAGGTTCACCGGCGGCAATATCTGGTCAGCAAGGGCATCCGCTGGAACGAGAACCTGACCATCCACGAGGACAGCTATTTCAACATTCTGGCGCAGAATCTTTCCGACCAGGTGAAATACTGCCCCACTCCCTTCTACCTCTGGAAGTGGCGCGATGACAGTGTGTGCCGGCACGATCCCAAGTATATCCTGCGGACATACCGGAATATGCTGGACAGCAACGATGCCCTGGTGGATGAGTTCATCCGCAGGGTGATGCCCGACAAAGCGACCTTCTACACGGCCTTCATGATCTTTGACGCCTACTACACCATGAACAAGCCGGAGTGGATCAACCAGGAGAACATCGAATATCGCGACAGCACCGAGCAGCGGTTTGCCGAATACTTCAAGAAGCATAAGGACCTCTGGGACGCCCTGCCCGCGCCGGAGAAGATGCAGATGTCCAACGGCGTGCGGACCAGGAGCGTCAACGAGGGCATGCTGATGGAAGCGGTGACCATCGACCAGTGGTTGAAGCACATCATGGAGGTGGGTATGAGTGGCTGATATTTCGAGCTATATTGTCGATATTGAGCTGGCGTCCCGCGGCGAAGAAGTCAGGGACGCCATTATTGGCGCACTGAACGCCATCAACGAATCCGCGCTGGGCGTGTTCGATGACACGCCCACGGAGGGCAGCTCCAACGCTGTGACTTCGGATGGCATCTATGACGCCCTGGTGCAGAAGCAGGACAAATTGACCTTCGATGATGAGCCTACCGAGGACAGCGACAATCCCGTCAAATCCGGCGGGCTGTATGATGCTTTGCAGAACATCCAGCAGGCGCTGACCTTCGACGATGTTCCTACGGAAGGATCCGACAATCCGGTGAAGTCAGGCGGCATCTACGACGCATTGCAAAACATCGACTACCAGATCGACGAGGAACCGACCGAGGGCAGCACGCACGCGGTGTCCTCCGGCGGCGTTTATGATGGGCTGGCTGCCAAGCAGGACGCATTGACCTTTGATGATGTCCCTACGCACGACAGCAACAATCCTGTGAAATCCAAAGGCATCTACAACAGCATCAAGGGCCTGCATCGTACCGTCATGGCTTCCTCTGTCACGCTTGGAACCACATGGAGCGGATCTGATCCGTACACACAAACCGTCACGATTGCCAATGCCACGGCATGGTCGAAGGTTGATTTACAACCGGATGATGAAGTGCTGGCGCAGCTCATCAATGACGGAGTCCGGGCGATCTGGATCGAGAACGATGACGGCGTGTTCACCGCCCATGCCATTGGTGGCGTGAACACCGAATCGGTGACCTTGCAGTGTACGCTGGAAGACACAACCGCCTCCATGTCCGTGGCCGTGGTGAACGACATCCTCCTGTTCCCGGATGATGAGCTGCCTACCGTGGTCGATGACATCCTGCTGTTCTAAAGGAGATGATGATTCATGGCATTGCATGGCTTTCGGGTAAACGGCACCGTTTACAAGTACGACTATGACTATCTGGAGAATAAGCCGACCGTGGACAGCACCCCCACGGCGAACAGCGACAACCTGGTCAAGTCCGGCGGTGTGAAAGCGGCGCTGGATACAAAGCAGGGCACGCTGACTTTCGACAATGCGCCTACGGCTGGGAGCAATAACCCTGTGAAATCCGGCGGAATTAAAACCGCCCTGGACGCGAAGCAGAACAATCTGACCTTCGACACGGAGCCGACTACCGGCAGCACCAACCCGGTCACGTCGGACGGCATCAAGGCCGCACTGGATTCTATGAGCGGCGACAGTGCGTTTTCGGACACCAGCACGCACCCTGTCCAGAATAAGGTTATCAAAGCGGCCTTGGATGATATCACCGAAGCCATCGGCGATATCAACGAAGAGCTTGAGAGCATCAATACAGAACTGACCAAGGTCGTTCATGTGGACAGCGTCCAGAGTTTCACTGATCAGGAAAAGTTCAATGCCCGCTTTTCCATCGATGCTGTCGGTGTTGCCGACATCGGTGCGCAGCGCTTCGGTGTGTCTGGCGTAGGAGGGAGCAGCCCAACACTGACGCGCCTCTATGACGCCGTCGGCAAAACTGCCACGCCCAGCACGGACACAGTGGCCGGTTCCTCCGATTTCGATGCTTACGCACCTTTCAACAGAAAGAAGTGCGTCGGCACTTGGACCGTGCCCAATGGCAGTAGCAAGCCTTTATTTATCGTCAACGCCTATGAGGGCGATGCGGACTATGCCGAAGACGGCAGCATGGGCGACTATGTTGCCGTCGAGGTCGATCCCTTTTATTACTACGACCATGACGGCGTTCTCGCTGTTTCTACCTATCCGTATTCCGGTTACAAGATCCATCCGATATGTTGCGACTATGACGGAAACATCCGTGCCCACACCTACATTCCATGCTATGCACTTGCGAAGGATGCCAATGGCAAGGCTGTGTCGCTGCCGGGGTACACGAATCAGTATGGCGATTATAAAAGCCTGCGAGACGCTGCCAAGACATACAGTGACGCAGATGCAAAAGCATACGCCATAATCGAGCCGTCGAAGGTCTGGCATTATGAGTGGCTGTTGCAGACCATCGAGTTTGCCACTACGAATATGCAGTCGGTGATGGAAGGCGCAGCGGACATGCGCTACAATACCAATGACAAGATTACCTATGTTCCCGGTGCAAACCAGGTGGTTATGGGTGCTACGGGCTCAAACTTTGTCATCGGCCAGTCTGTCCTCATCTACTCCGCGCACGACAGCACCGTCAGCATTGACCTTCAGAACCGCATCACGAATATTCAGAAATGCGATGCTGACGGCACAGTGAACGCCTCCGGCAGCTACTACCTCATAACCTACGACGGAACGGACCGAAGCGCATCCATCGTGGCGAACAGTTGGAAGATCGCATCAAGGCCGTGGATTACCGGCGCTTGTTTCGGTGCTGCACCCGGCGTCAACACCATCCTTGGACACACTGGCAGCCCGGTCAGCCTGTCCAGCGGTAAATACCCTATGGCCTACCGCTGGCGCGAGAATGTCTATGGAAACCAGTATATGACCACACTCGATCTCGCGGACATTCGCGTCGAGGACGGGTCGAGTTATCATCTGGATTGGTATTATCTTGCTGATCCGCGTAAGTACAGTTCCTATGGCAACTATGACGCAACAGTTCTGGCCGATACGTCGAAAGGCTGGGTAAAGCTGGGCGTTACTACTCCTGTCGCGCAGTATGTCAGCAACTACGTTAAGACGCTGGGCGCGGATCCTGACTATCCGTGGGTGAAAGTGCCTGTTGAAGTCCAGAGTTCCTCCACGGCATATTACTGCGATTATGCGTACCTCGTGACCTCCTACGTGGTTCGGGCGGTTCGTCGCGGCGGCGCCGTGACCTCTGGTGCCTCTGTTGGCCCTTGCTTCTTCAACGCGTACCACGCTCCGTCGTACTCGCTTTGGTCCTTCGGCGCTGCCCTTTATTTCCTCCAGTAGGGGGTGAATCGGCGAAGCCGAGAGGGGGCCGCAGCCCCCTCGTAACCCCCAAAACCAAATGGCGCGTAAGCGCCGAAATTTTTTGCCAAAAATTGTCTCTGGCTATTTTTGCCAGAATCTTGGAAAACCCTGACATACAGAGCCTGATTTGATATACTATCAGGCAGCGGGATTGCGATGTGCAGTTCTGAGCCGTTCAGCCCTGCGTACCTCGTGACCTCCTACGTGGTTCGGGCGGTTCGTCGCGGCGGCAACGTGAACAATGGTGCCTATGTTGGCCCTTGCATCTTCAACGCGAACAACGCTCCGTCGAACTCGAATTGGAACTACGGCGCTGCACTAAACCTTGTCCAGTGCCAGCATGGGCGCTTTAGCGATCAACCATGCCGGGCGGTATCCTGATCGATTTTACAGGCACATCCTTTTCCGTAGTTGCGCAAGCAACTGAAATGCTTCCCACTGGAGCGGCTTAGTAGGCATGACCGAAAATCCGTAAGGGAAAAAAGGATATGAAACGAATCGGCAATCTATGGGAGAGATTCGTGTCGATGGATAATGCCGTAGCAGCAATTATCAACGGCACGCAGAACAAGCGCACGGATTACATCGTGCGTAGGAAGCTCGGCTGCGAAGATGGGATCCCGGACCATCAGAGCCTCCTCGACCCGGAGAAGGTGAACAAGTACGCCAAGCGCCTCGTGAACACGCTTCAAAGCGGCTGGCAGCCATCGCCCATGCGCCACCTGACCGTGAAGCCCACATACGGAAAGCAAAGGGAGATCGACTGCCCTCCGCTTGCCGACCACATCATTCACTGGATGCTCATGCAGACCATCCATGACGTTGTCATGCGTGGGATGTATGAGCATTCCTATGGCTCCATCCCGAAACGCGGTATTGATGCCGCCAGAAAGACGGTGGAGAAGTGGGTGCGGCTGGATGAAAAGGCGAAGTATTTTGTCAAGCTGGACATCCGCAAATTCTATCCCAGCATCGACCACGATTTATTGAAGGCGTCATTCCGGCGCGTCATCAAGGACGTGCGAATGCTGGACGTCATCGACAAGACCATCGACTGTGTTCAGACTGGTGTACCCATAGGCACCTATACCAGTCAGTGGTTTGCCAATTTCTACCTGCAGCCGCTTGACCATCATGTCACGCAGGATCTGTATAAGCTGCGCAGAAAGAAGCGCACCAACTGGGCCGCGCACTATCTCCGATACATGGACGACATGCTCATATTCGGAACCAGCAAGCGCGATCTTGAAAAGACTGTCCGTGAGGTCATTCGGTATTGCCGGGATGTGCTGAAGCTGGACATCAAACCGGCATGGGAGATCAGGCGTGTGGCGGCAAATTCAGAGGACTTCGGCTCCGGCATCGCGCCGGTGGACATCGTGGGCTATCGTTTCTACCGCGACCACACCGAAGTTCGCGGCAGTATCTTCTTACACACATCCAGGCTGGCAGCGCGAATAGAAAAGCGGCTGCGGGAGAAAGGCGCGGTCACTCTCCGGGATGCGCAGGCCGTTGTCAGCCTGACAGGATGGTTTCAGCACGCGGACAGCAAGCACTTTATCGACAACTACATCAAGCCCAGGATCAGCATGAAATTAATGAAAGAGGTGATTTCTTATGCGGCAAAAAACGGAATTGTCGGCGATGCCTCCGTCCTTTACTGTCACCAACGATGCGGGGACGGCACGTATCAGGTTTTACGAGGATGTTCAAGAGGTGCAGCGCGAAGAAGAAGTTGCATACACAGCGACGGTCTGGGAGATGTCCTGCCCGTGGCAGATCAACTTGCACCGGAGGATCCTGAACAACACCGAGACGTGGAGGGCGAAGGTTAAAGCCGTGACATATGCCGAAGAATCGGCAGCCCACCTTGAGGAACTGAAGGTCACGGCCACGGATGATGCTGTCTGTGAGCTGGCCGAGATTGTCGCCGATCTCGCCGATGCCGTGACTGAGCTGGCGGGACTGATAGCGTAAAGGAGGAAAAGAGCCATGGTCAATCTGTACGTGAAGTTGATCCGGCTGGGCCGGAAGACCATCGACGATGTGCCGGAGCTCTGGCGCGACGCCGTGATCGCCGCGCTGGAAGAGGATTAAGGAGCGGCCCATGAGTTACTTGCGTGTGATCGAGCGCCTCGAAGATATGCTGCGCATGGCATTAGAGATTATCGATGAACAGACAAAACTGCTTCACCAGCACGGGATTGAGACGGAAACCGGCAGGCTGGAAGCTGCGGAGCAGCAATTCCGAGAGGACATGGAGAAGTGGTTGTAAACCAACGACGGAGAGCGTCGGCGTAATGCCGGCGCTTTTCTTTTGTAGAAATGGAGGTGTTGATTGTGTGCAAGGATCCGTTTGATATGCCGGATGAAGTGTTGGAAGCCGAAGGCGCAGGCGCGGAGGGTGAGGCCGTGTATGTCCTCAACAACGGCACAGCGGAGCCGCTGAAAGTGCCTGACGATTCAGGAGAGGAGGATCACGACAATGTTGACTACGATTAAGCACGGCGACAGCGGCAGCCTTGTCAAGGCTGCACAGCTGCTGACCGGCTACGCTGATCGTAATAAAGCCAGCGGTCAGTATGACGCCGGTTTCGTGGCGCATGTCGTTGCATGGCAGAGTAGCCGAAAACTCACCGCCGATGGCGAGATCGGCCAGGCGACGTGGACGGCCATAGCCGCTGCCGCGCCGACCTGTTCCACATCGAAGCACAAGACCAGTGCCACGGCGCAGGCTCTGCAGCTTCTTCTGGACGGCGCATCCCTCACAGCCGATGGCATCTTCGGCAGCCGGACGAAAGCCGCTGTGGTTGCTTTCCAGGCCGCATCTGGTCTTGATGCTGATGGCGTGTGCGGCAAGAAAACCTGGACGGCGCTGATCGTCGGCAAGGAGAACACGCCATCCGAGAGCGTCACACCGACCACGCACACCCCTGGCACCTTCAAGCAGCCGGTCGATTACAAGCAGGCGGATTCCCGCTGGGGAAAGAAGAATTACACCTCCTGCGGAAACAAGAGCCAGACTATGGCGAACAGCGGATGCGGACCCACGGCCATGGCCGATGTCCTCGCCACCTGGTTCGGCACGAGCATCACACCCTGGACGCTGGCGCAGCTCGCCATGAAGTGGGGAGACCGCACGGCCAGCAGCGGCACAGCGTGGAGCTTCTTCGGTCACATCCAGAGCCATTACAAGATCAAGAAGATGGTGAGCACCACCTCCCTCGCCACGCTGAAAGCCTGCCTCGACGCCGGCGGCTATGTGGTATGCAGCATGGGTCCCGGATACTGGACCAAGGGCGGACATTACATCTGCTGCTGGCGGTATGATGGAACTTATGTCTACTGCAACGATCCCGCCAGCTCGAAGCGCACAAAGCAGAAGAGCACCGAGTTCATGAAGGAACGGAAGCACTTCTGGTGCTTCTATCCTGAAGTGGAGGCGGCATAATGGCATCGACGATTCAGATCGCGGTGGCACAGGCCGACCTCATTCTGTGTACAATCGCGCACAACATTCCCCGGCTCGTGCTGGCGTTCGTTGTGGGGATTGTCGCAGGAAAGGCGGTGTTGAAATGCCGTGGCCGATAATTCTGACCGTCGTTGTTATCATCTGGATAATGGCGACGATGTGAGGTGGTAACGATGCAGCTGAAAGACCTTACCTTTGGCACGTTTTTAGGCGCGGTTGTCGTGCTGCTGCTTCTGGTCGATATTTACATCAAGGTCATGACCGCGATTAAGACGGCCAGAGAAGAAAAACGACGGCGCGATTCGCCCGTCACGACGCTGGAGGATACTGTGAAGGACCATACCGCAAAGCTGAAAAACGATCACGAAAGACTGAACGAGCTGGAGGACAGCAACCGGATCATCATGAGGGCGCTCATGGCTCTGCTGTCGCACGAGATCAGCGGCAACTCTGACGATAAGCTGAAAGCCAGCCTCGAGGAGATCCAAAAGCACTTGATAGAGAAGTAAACCGGACATGCCGTGTCCGGTTGAATACGTGTAAGTATAGTTATACGAAATGATGCAATTATAGCAGATTTCTACTGATTTTCACTGATTTCTACTGATTTTGAAAGGAGAATCACCATGAAGAAGCTGTTTTCTGTCCTGCTGGCCGCTATGCTGCTGATCACTCTCACTGCTGGCATCGCTGAAACTGCCGCCGAGCCTTCCGCAGCCATGTTCACCATCAACGTGACGCAGCTGCTCATCGCCATCATAGGCGTAGTGTTCAGCGCGTTGCTTGCATGGATCGTCAGGGCAGTCATCCCTCCCTTGAAAGGCTGGCTGGATGAACACACAACCACCGAACAGCAGACAAGAGCATGGACAATGATTAAATGGCTGGTCGAAGCTGCTGAGCAGACGATTACAGGTTATGCCAAAGGCTCGGAGCGTCTGGACTGGGTCATCTCGGAGCTGAAGAGGCGCGGAATAGAAGTAGATCGCGCCCTGGTCGAAGCTGCTGTCAAAGAGATGAAGGATAAGGCAGGAAAGGACATCAACTATGCCATTCACGGCAAGGATCCGTGTGCTGGCAAAGATTACTGCGAGATTGAATAGAGCACACCCCCGCCAAACTCGGCGGGGGCTTCTTTTTGTTTTTGGCTACTGCTGCGCCTTGTGAATGATGGTCAATATCTTCTCCTGTTCCTCCTGGCTGACTCCGATGCTCTCCAATGCCTGTCTGGTTCCGCAGTCCGGGCAGATCGCCGTCTCGTTGTCCAGCCGGGAAAGCGCCGGAGCTTCTGTGTAGGTCATGCCGCAGATCGGGCAGACCCTCGGCTGCTGGTTGTCGTTTTTCATCCGCACACCTCCATCGCGCTGGCATTCAGCGCCTCGGTCAGAATCCTGTTGTCGAATCCGAATGCGTCATACCCTTGGCGGCAGACGTTCACGTAGTAGTCGGAGGGGATGCCGTATGGCCTGTCCTCCCGCATGATGTAGGCGAACACCGTGCGCTCCCGTACCTTTCCGCTCCTGATGCCCTTGATGGGCAGCTTCATCTCCTTCTTGTAGTAGAAGCGCGGGAAGCCTTCGTAGCGGTCCAGGGCGGCCTCGTCGGAGGCTGTGACCTCCCACGCTACGACCGGGACACTCCCGCCCTCGTGAGGCTCTACGGTCAAATATGCGCCGCTCTTGCTGCCCTTGAACATGAGGCGGTATCCCTCCAGCGCACCGATGCCTATGACCCGCGCCCATGGGCAGCGCATCCGCATCTGCTCGATGTTGAGGTTGCTGCCGTAGGCGATGTAATACCGCCTCGCGGTGTCGCGGATCCGTCCGTTGATCATTTCGTACCTTGCCATAATCTCGACCATCCTTTCTGAAGGGCTTACCCTTCTACCACCGAAAGCCCGCCGAGCGGGGCGGGAGCCGGTGGCAGGAGGCTAAGTCCTCCGTGGTGGCCGTCAGGCGGCTGTCCTGCCGTGCCTGAAGGCCGTGTCGCCGTCCAGGTTGCGGGTCAGGAAATCCCGCGCCGTGGCGAATTCCTCGCCGATGAAGCCCAGCCGGAGGAGCCAAGTGCGCATCGCGTACTTCGGGTTTTCGGTCTGCTGGGGCTTTGCGCTGGCGCTCTTGGCGTCCTTCGCCATCTGGCTGAGTGCGAGGCAAAGCTGGATAAAGCTCTTGAGCTGGCCGGCGTGGATGCCGTTCTTCTTGTCACCCTCGGGCGCGTCGAACTGGAAGAGCCGGAACTCGATGGTGCCCTTGGTGAAGGTGGCGTGGTAGTTGAGCATATGGTAGCGGCTCTCGTTGTAATGCTGGTTCCTGCCGTAGCTTGCTCCCTGGCTCGTGTACCAGATGTCCGCCAGTTTCGCCATCGTGTCGGGCTTCTTGCGGTTCAGCTGCTGCAGGAAGTTCGGATCCACCGTGCGGCAGTAGCGGCTCATGCGGCGGCGATCCAGCCGGAGGGCATCCGCGAGGAGGCTTTCGTGGCTGGCCATGATGTTGGCGAGGTTCCGCAGGGTCTGGGGCGTGTGGCCTTTGGCACCGATGTGGATGTGCACCCCGCAGCCTCTGGTGGCGTCGCTCTTGGCTCCTGCCTTGCGCAGGCGGCGGCAAAGCTCCTGCAAGGTCTCGATGTCGCTGTAGGTCAGAACCGGCGTTACCAATTCGCACTTCTCGCTGTCGGGTCCCGCGATGCTGACGTCCTTCTGGAATTTCCACTCGCGGTCTTGGGCGTCCCATGCGCTCCAAGTCTGGTATCCGTTGCGGTGGGCGGTGTCCTGGAATCGTCCGGTGCCGAAGAACTCGGCGGCGATCTTGGCGGCATCCTTGCGGGTGATGCTGTTCATCTCGACCTCAACCCCGATGGTCTGGTTCTTGAGGTTCTCAATCTGGCGGGCGGTTTTCTCTGTCATGGTGGTTGCCTCCGTTCGTTTTTTGTTGTACCCATAATGCCATAGAACGGGCGGCAACAGGTGTACTTGTGGATAACACGTCGATAACTTGTACAGCGACGAGAAGCACCGAGACACGGTGTGTCTGGTGCTTCTGTTGCTCACCTTGAGTGCTTCCTGCTGCGCTTCCTGTCCTCGCGCCTGATCTCTTCCACGATCTGCTGGCGCTGCCGCTCCGCCTTGAGCCTGCGGCGTTCTCGGTCCTTCTCTTTACGCTCTACCCGCTTCGGAGCCAGCTTCTCCATGATGCGCTCCCTGCGGCCCTCCTTCGACGGCGGTGTGCCGATGATCTGCACCTCGAACACATCGCCAAGCTCAAACAATTCGAGTTCAGTCATAATCGTGGCGAGATCGACCAGGGATAGACGCTCAATGCCGCCGCTTATCCACTCGCCAGCGAGTTTAGGCTGAATTCCACAAAGGTCTGCCAAGTCCTGATTGAATAGGCCAAGCTCGCCAACTGGCCCTCCAAGCTTTACGACGATCCTGATCTGAAACATACCGGGTTCTCCTTTCGTTGTCAAATTTTACCAGATTCTTGCTTAAAAATCCGGCAATTACCAGTTTATGGGCGAACTCGACAGAATCCGGCAGGACTTGACAAAATCATATGTGAATCAGACAGAAACCAACAAAAAAAGCATGAGCATCATGTTGAAAACACATAATACTCATGCTTATTAACTATTGCTTTACTGTATTGTCACTGAAATACCAAGTAATGACAAACCCCGCATCCGAAACATCAATGCAGTTTCTCGGATCCGGGGTTTGTATAAGAGAAATGTGGTGGGCCACACCAGAGCTTATACAAACCCCTTCGCCTTCGTTCACAGGGCCTTCTGCCTTCGCCAGTTTGATCTTAAGCGGCCTGGTGTACGTCTTGTTTTCGCCGGTGAAGTCAACCACCAGCTTGAAGTGGTCATCGTACACATAGACGGCTTTCACAAAGTCCCGTATAATGCGCTTCTGGAATTTCTTGTCCCTGTAATCCTCGGTTCGAAGCAGCAGCAGATACTTGATGACGTGATCACGATCCACCTGGAGGATCCCCAGCTTCTCGGTGGCAATCAGCCCTTCCAGCTCCTGCTTCTCCATCCGAAGCTCCGTCATTCGCTCCTTAAACTCATCCGAGATAATTCCCATCTCCACAGCTCGGAGGATGTTGGCGATCTGCTTCTTCGCCTCCTTCAGCCTGGATTCATAATAGCCGAGCTGGGATTGCTCCTCCATCTCCCGCGACATCTCCATCGCCGTGTTTGCGATCCACTCAACGGTATCATCATCCAACACGCATTCGAGAACCGCCCTGGTCACTTCTTCCTCGATCTGATCTCTGCGGACGTTTTTCTTGTCGCATTTCTTTTGAAGCCGCTTCGTGTTGCAGGAGTAGTAAAAGAAGTCCTTTCCCCATCTGCCCTTGCCGGAGATCCCGACCATAGGCCCCAGACACTTCCCACAGAATATCTTGCCGGTCAACAGGTATTCACCATTTTCACGCTGACGCGCATGAAGCGTCTGCCGGTGCTTCACGATATGATTCACAGCGTCATACACCTCTTTCTCTATCAGCTTCGGCATCCCGCCATCGATGCGGATGTCGCCGTAAAGGTACACGCCGGTGTAGCGTTCGTTTTCGAGGATCGCCCGGAATGAGCTTTTCCCGAATTGCTTCCCGTGCTGGGTCCGATAGCCGCGGGCATTCAGATCCCTGGCGATGTCCGCATAGGTTTCATCGTTCATCACCCTGCTGAATATCTCCTGGACGATTGGCCCCAGCTCCTCATCGATGATGACCTTTCCGTCCTCGCCCTTCTTGTACCCATATGGGAGAGCCCCGACCACCTTTCCCTGGGACGCGCTGTCCATCAGGCCGCGCCGTATGTCCTCCGCCATGTTGTCCGAGTAAAACTCGTTGATGGACATCATCATTCGGAGCATCATCCGACCGGCGGCGTTGTCGCCGAAGTTCTCCTTGCAGTAAACCACCTTCACGCCGGCATCTTCCAGGCGCGTCTCATACCGCAGCGCATCGTACATATTTCGAGCCATGCGGTTTGACTTGTAGGTGAGAAGCACCTGGAATTCCCGGCGCTCCGCTGCCCGGATCATCTTCTGGAAGCCGGGGCGCTTGTCGCTGCGCCCGGAGATGGCGCGATCCTCAAACCGATCAACAATCGTCAGATTGTTGGCTTTTGCATACAGTTCGCATTCTGCGATCTGCTGCTCTATGCTGGCGTCGTTCTGGGCGTTGGAAGAATACCTGGCATAGATGGCAGCCGTTTGAACCGGTTGCGGTTTTTCCTTCTTTTTTGCCATAGGCAGACTCCTTGCATTTTTGTGCGGCGTCTGCTATAATGGTAGTGCAGACGCTATGGGTAAAAGTTGCTTACCAGACGTACTGTATATCCCGCATCAGTGTGGCCGCACGGATGCGGGAGCACTTTTTTAAAACGTCCAAACCTCATCTGTCAAATACATCCCATCTGCTTTTCGCTCATAGGAGCATTTGCCATTGCCGTTATTCAGATACGGAACGGTCCAGGATACGGCGACTTCCTGCACGGCATCGGAGCCTTCATAAAGACTTGCCGCCAGATCGCCGCTGTACATCTTCAGCACTTCCCGTGCCATCGCTCCGCTGTTCTTGCCATTCCAGATTAGTCTCACAAGCACAATATAATCCCCTGGAGTATCCGTTCCGAGATCGTCATTGATGGTGATTGAATCAATCTCCGTATTGTCGTAGTATTCGCCGATGCGGTATCTGGCAAGTGCCTCAATGACGGTTGAAGACACATCGGGTTCTGGCGTCGCTGCCGGTGCTTCTCCAACGGTGGTGATGCGGGAATTGTAGTCATTATCGTACACATTCATGTACCGCATATTGTATTCATTCGTCTCGATGTCGTCCTTGGTGAAGAAGAAGTATCCTACGTTCTCAAAGTTGATATAGACGATTTCCCATTCGGCATCAAGCTCCGGGTGGTCGAGAAGTGTATCCGTGATGGATGAAGCGCGATCCGTGGCAAGGTCTATGATGTATCCGTCGTACAGCTCATTGACACTTCCCAGGTCAACCACCACAGAAAGTGTGTTGTCATCCAACTCCACACTGGTGATCGTCTCTCCTTCACCTACATCACCGTCGATCCACTCTCGGATGGCGTCCGGCGAAGTCTCCGCATTCGCCGCAGCGAAAGTGAGAACGAGCATCAGAAACAGCGAGATCATGGTAAGTCTTTTCATAGTGATTCCTCCTTGTGAATGGATTTTGTTGCCCGTGTACTCTGACTTTTTTTGCCATATTCTGGCAAAGTCATATTCTGGTCATAGGGTTGTGATACAATAGCTGTGCCTCCGGAGGACATACATAAATGGAGGCTAATACTATGCAACTCGATTGTGATTCTCTTTATGCCCTTATTCTGTTTCGTGCTCTCCCTCCTGAATACCAGGAGCTTGCAATGATGCTTTTAGAAGAGCTTCAACAGAGGATAGTGCAAATGCACGAGTGTTTTCCGGGAGAAGGTGAAACTGAGTAAGGAAACCTATCTCCGCCTCGGAAAGTCCGTCAACAACGACGGACTTTGTTTTTTCGCCAACAGTGCTTCTATCTGTGATCTGAGAAGGGGCAACATTAAAGAAATCAGCGAGGGCTTCAATCACATTCTGATTCGGTTCTCTTTCGCCTCGTTCGTACATACCGATAGCAGACTTCTTTAATCCGATGGCTTCTCCAAGCTCAGCCTGAGATAATCCGCGACTGGTGCGGAGCTTGCCAATTTGCTCTCCTATAAACTTGCTCATAAGCACACCGCCTTTTTCAATTATTATACCACGTAACGTGGTACAAATCAACACAGCATTGTAACAAAAACTATAAGAAATCGCCACATAAACGTGATGAAAATAACCACGTTTCGTGGTATTCTACCAGTAACCACAAAACGTGGTTGGATTGGAGGTGAAATCGTGGAGCGAAGACAACCGTCGAAGGAAGTGGTTTCCGAGAAGCTCAAGAATCTGCGCGGTAATAGGTCAATTTTTGCGGTGTCCGAAGGCACTGGAATCGGGGTATCTGCCCTGCTGAACTATGAAGCCGGACTTCGGATTCCGAACGACGAGGCAAAGGCGGCAATCGCCAATTATTACCACGTCACCACTGACGAGCTTTTTTATTCGGGTTGAAACCACATAATGTGGTTAATGTGACCACATCAAGGAGGATATGCCATGGAACGCACAAAGGCATTAGAGCGCGTCGCCGAGACGGTTCAGAACATGATCCGGCAGTATGGACGCAGGAAAGATATCGAGATCGCCTTTTACAAGGTGGACGATGAAGTCCTGGAGGCATTCAGTGAGTACGAGCGCACAAAGCACCATATGCTCACCGGCGAGGAAATGTTCTTCATCTTTGAAGTGCGCGATCCCTACGCAATCGACCCGCAGTACTTGCTCTATACCAAATGCGTCACCGCCGACAGCGTATTGACCGCAGCCGCCGAGCTGATGGATCTGGTGAGTAAGAAGTTTTGAGAGGAGGTGAAAACATGGATACCACTGCGCAGGCCAGACCGATCATCGATCACAGCCTCATTCCCGACCACGTCCGCAGGGACATCGGGCTTGCGGCCTACCAGGGCACGCAGCAGTTTTTGAAGTGGCTCAAAGAGGATCCGGAACGGGAACGCCGCGCCGACCAGCTGCTGGCCGAATTCAAAAAGCGCAGGGCGGCGCGGAAGGCCAGCGGGTAACAAAATGCGGCTCCGCTGTTGAGGACCAGCGGAACCGCGAGAGGCGGGAAGGAAATGATCAACCCACCGTCATTGTACACCACAGGCCAACGACCTGTCAAGGAGGAAACATGGCAAAGACCTACGATGCCGTCGAAGCGGCAAGAGCGCAGGAGCGCTACTGCAATGAACATGAGATTCCCCTTTTTGCGCCGCGCAACGGCTGGTGCTACCGCTGCGGCAGGAACATCTACGAGCCGTACACGTACCGAGGGCGCGAAGACAGCACCATCGGCATCACGGTCGAGGAGGCGGGGAGCCGCCACATCACCGGCTGCCCGCACTGCAATGCCACCTTTGCCGACTGAGGCCGAGGGACTGGAACGCATCAAGGAAGCCCGCCGCTTGGTGTACGACGCCATCGGCATGTTGTGCCGGAGCGGGAAGTCAACAGAACTCATTCGAGTGATCAACGGACTCCGCAGCATTGAGGATGTGCTGTGGCAGTACACAACAGAGAGGAGAGAAGGAAATGGCAATCGTTAGACCCCAGGACATGGATTTTTCCAAGCAGACCTTCAGCGCGATCATCTACGGCAGCCCTGGCATGGGCAAGACCACGCTGGCGCTCAGCTCACCGAAGCCGGTGCTGATCGACTTCGACAACGGCGTCTCCCGCGTGGCGGCAGCTCACCGCGTGACGACCATCGTCTGCAACACCTATGAGGAAGTGCTGATGGACATCGAATCCCCGGATATGAAGGAGTTCGAGACCATCGTCATCGACACCGGCGGATCCTTCGTCACCTACCTCAAGGACTGGGCCTTCCGCACCAAGAAGGACTGCAAGACCCAGAAGGGCACTCCGAACACGCTGAAGCAGTTCGGCTATGCCAAGACAGAGTTCATGGCCTTCACCGAGAAGATCACGAAGGTGATGCACAAGAATGTGATCTACGTGTTCCACTCGGAGGAGAAGCAAGACAAGGACGGCAACCCCGTCCAGCGCCTCATGTGCGAGGGTGCTGCGCGGAACACGGTGTGGAACGGCTGCGACTTCGGCGGCTACCTCCAGATGATCAACAACGAGCGGAAGCTGTGCTTCACGCCCACCGACGACTACTTCGCCAAGGGCACCCACGGCATCGTCGGCAACATCACCGTGCCGGTGCTGGATGCGAACACACCCAACACCTTTATGACCGCTCTGTTCGAGAGAGCGCGGAAGAGCATCATCGAGGAATCCGAAGCCAACACGAAAGAGCGCAAGAAGTACGACGAGGTCATGGGCGACGTCAAGGCCATCATCGGTGAAGTCACGGATGAGGACACCGCGAATCAGGCGCTGGATACGATTTCGCAGTTTGAACACGCACTGACCAGCAAGAAGGAAGCCGGTGCGATGCTCAATGCCAAGTGCAAAGAGCTGGGGCTGAAGTACGACGGCAAGGCCAAGGCGTATAAAGCCAAGGAAGGGTGATGCCGCATGGTACACATCACGAAAACGCTGCTGGAATCGTGGCGCTACTGCTTCAGCTGCCACGAAGGGTATGAGGATGAGGCGTATGCCGACTTCCTCAAGACCCTCCGGCGGGAGCCGGTGGAGCCAAACGAGGCCATGATGAACGGCCTGACCTTCGAGGATCGCGTTTACCGCGCCGCTGATGGCAAGACCATCCGCAGCGATGCGAAGTGGCGCGAAGGTGCGATGAAGTTGGGCGCGATCATCAAGGGCGCACAGATCCAGGTGCCGATCAGCAAGCCTATCGAGGTGGACGGAACGATCTACCTGTTGAAGGGCGTGCTGGACGCACTCAAAGCAGGCGTGATCTACGACGTCAAGTTCCTCAACAAGAGCCTCGGCAGCGCCGACGTTTATGGGAAGTGGCTGAACTGCACCCAGCATCCCGCCTACTTCTACCTCGTGCCGGAGGCGCATGAGTTCCAGTATCTCGGCAGCGACGGCGAGGACATCTACATCGAGACCTACCAGCGCGACCAGTCTCCCGACATCCACGAAATCATCCATGACTTTCTTGAGTTTCTCAAGACGGAAGGTCTGACGGACGTGTTCATGGAGCGGTGGGTGGTATGAAGTTCAAAGGCCGGTTGGTTGACCACGTCATGCTGGCGAACGGGGAACAGCGATTGACTATTCAGACCAAGGACGATCTGCGGGAGCTGTTCGACCAGCTACATGACAAAGACGTCGCAGCGGAAGTAAAAAAGTGGCGGCTTCCCCGATCGCTGGATGCCAACAGCTACTTCCATCTGCTGGTGAACCGGATCGCCGCCGCCGTCGGATCCTCCGACGATGAAGTGAAGCGGGAGTTGGTGGTCAAGTACGGCACCGTAGAGACCTACGACGATGGCAACGCCTGCGGTATTATGCTCCCAGCGGGTGCGGATGTAGACAAGGTTTATCCATATTGCCGGTTTTTCAAGGATATGGAGCTGAACGGGAAACTGTACAAGTGCTACCTGATTTACAAACGCACCCACGAAATGGACACCGCCGAGATGTCCCACCTAATTGACGGTACCGTCTCCGAGGCAAAGGCGCTCGGCATCGAGACAATGACCCCTGACCAAATCCGACAACTGGAAGGACTGACCCCGCCATGAGAACAGTGATCTGCGACTACTGTGGCAGGCCTGCGAGGCTGATCAACAGCAGCATGGTTTACAACGGGCAGGATTACGGCATGATCTACTACTGCCATGAGTGTGAAGCATGGGTCGGCGTCCACAAGGGCACTGACGAGCCGCTCGGAAGGCTTGCAGACGCAGAGCTTCGCTACTGGAAGCGGAGGGCGCATGCAGCCTTCGATCCGATGTGGCGCGGAAGGGAAAAGCGCACCCGGCGCTGGGCTTATGAATGGCTGGCGCAGGAGATGGGATTGCCCAGAGAACGGACCCACATCGGCATGTTCGATGTGGAACAATGCAAACAAGTTATCAGAATATGCAAGGAGGCAAAGAGAAATGGGTAAGTGCAACAACTGCAACAAGCATCAGAATGGCAAGAGCAACCAGAACAATCAGAAGATCGAAAAGCGGATCCCGGAGAAGGCGCTGGTGCCGATCCGCGCCGAGATCCACATCCCCAACGAGGATGATTTCATCAAGATTAGCAAGGACGAGTATACCGAGCTGATCGCCATCGCCACCACCTTCGATATTATCGAGCGGTGGGTGAAGTCGCACCCCAGCTACGTCAAGATCGACCCCGCCGAGCTGCTCCTGCTGTTCGGTGAGATTGAGGAGGATGACAAGGAATGAACGCCTGGCACGGCGTCGGTAACCTGACGCGAGACCCGGAAAGCGGCACAACGCAGAGCGGCATCGTCTACTGCCGGTTTACCGTAGCCTGCCAGCGACGCTTTGCGAATGCGCAGGGCGTCCGCGAGGCGGATTTTATCCAATGCACCGCATGGAGGCAGACCGCCGAGTTTGTGCAGCGCTACTTCCAAAAGGGCAGCAGGATCGGCGTCTCCGGCAGCATCACCACCGGCAGCTACGTCGGGCAGGACGGCCAGAAGCGTTACACCACCGAGATCACCGTGGACAACGTGGAATTCGTCGCGCCACGCTCTGACAACGGCGGCGGAGGCAATAGCAGCGGCGGCTACGGCCAGCCCGCCGGCGGGCAGGAGAACCGAAGCGGACCCATCCCCGGAATCATGCAGCCGCCCAAGAACCAGCAGATGAACATGAACGACTTCACCGAGGTCGAGGACGACGAGCTGCCGTTCTAAGGAGGCACCATGAACAAGTACCACAGCTTCAATGTAGCAGTGGCGTCCGAATGCGGAGTTGCGTGTGCATTGGTGCTCGGGCATATTGATTATCTTGTCGAAAAGGCGAAAGTCAACGGTGTAAACAAGTACCGAGGGAAGCACTGGGTAAGCAAATCCATGAAGTCTATCTCCGAGGAATATCCGTATTACACCGAAAAGCAAGTCAGACACGCAATCAATATTCTCAGGGAAAAGAAGCTGATTGAAACCGGTCACTTTCCCACAAAAGAGACGCCGAGCACGCTGTGGTACACGGTCACAAAGAAAGGCAAAAAACTGCTAACATCCGGCAGAGACGCCACGCCCCCTATGGCAAATCAATCCGACCCAGAGGGCATAACGATTTGCCCCACAGGGCAAATTGAAACGCCCCCTATGGCAAATCAATCCGACCCAGAGGGCGAACCTTCTACTAAGGTTTTAGATACTGTTTTAGATACTGTTTTAGAAGGTTGTAATAATAGTCGTCATCATCAAGAAGATATAGATATAAACCCCTTCGGAGACGACAACGACGACGACTACCGCCCCGATTTCAACACCATCGAGATTTACGCCAGTTCAAACCTTCGGAGCCTGAGCGGAGGCAACATTGAGCGGCTGCAAAGCTTCATCGGCGAGCTGCCGGATGAGCTCATACGGTACGCCATCGACAAGGCATGCGGCCTCGGACATCCATTCTTCGGATATGTGCAGCCGATTCTTCAGCAGTACGTCGAGATGGGATTTAGGACGGTTGCCGACGTTGAGGCATACGAAGAGGAACGAAAAAAACGGAGAGGAGGAAACGCGAGTGGAGAGCATCGGGGAAATACTCCAGAGGCTCCTCGGCGACTCTACGACGGAGAAACAATTGTCTGAACGGCTGCAGGCCGTCGCCCAGCAGATCGCCGCGGAGGAGGCCATGACCCCGGAGGAACGCTACCGCCTGAACGTGGAGCGGGAGGAAGCGAAGTGCAAGGCTTACAACGAATCGCCCGGCAAGCTGAAGGATGGATATTCGATCAGCACCATACTGAGCGACAACACCTTCATCGAGGGCGACGGGTACGACTGCAAGCTCTGCCTGAACCGCGGCGACACGCTGCACTTCCGGGATACCGGCTTTGGGCTGCAAGAATACGTGGTGCCTTGCAAATGCATGGAGATCCGCAAAAGCATCTGGCGCATGAAACGCAGCGGGCTCGAAAAGAGCATCCGCGAGAACAAGTTTGAGAGGTTCGACGTGAGTGAGAATTGGCAACAGATGATGGTTGACCTTGCACGCCGCTACTTGAACGACGGCGTGAAAGATGGGCGCTGGCTCTACTTCGGCGGACAGCCGGGATCCGGGAAGACGCACATCTGCACGGCGGTGGCCGGGAAGCTGCTTTACGAGAAGCCGGTGATCTATGCGGTATGGCCGCAGATCAGCAAGAAGCTGAAGGCCATCGTGAACGAGGCCGACGAGTACGAGCAGGAAGTCAGCAAGCTGCAACAGATCGATGTGCTGTACTTCGATGACTTTTTCAAGCCGGTTACGGACAGCAAGGGCATCCGGCAGCCGCCGACGCCGGCGGACATGAAGCTGGCCTTTGACATCCTGAATTACCGCTACATCAACAAGCTGCCGACGATCCTGTCCAGCGAATGGTTCCTGGCGGAGCTTGCGGACATGGACGAGGCCACGGCCAGCAGGATCGCCGAGCGGTGCGGCGACTTCGCAATGATGATCGGCAGGGACCGGTCGAGGAATCACCGCTTCGCAATGAGCACAGTCGTTTGAGGAGGCGATAGGATGCTGGCATGGGTAATACCGGCGATGTGGGCGCTGATGCGTGGGCTGGCCTTCATCATGCAGCTGGTTGGCCTGCTGGGATTGATCGTTATCGGCTGCGCTCTGTTCAACAGAATGATCGACAGACTGATCGAGGAGGATGGAAATGAAAATCAATTTTGCCAAGGATGCGAAGATCAGCATCTACAACCCCGCTTTCGATGTGATGCGGAATGAGCTGGACATCAACCTCAACGGTGTCATCGCGGAGATGGTCGAGAAGGACATGAGCTCCGGCAGCGTCACGCTCAAGATCGAGGTCACCACCTCGAAGGACATCATCAACGACGACAACGCACCGATGGGCACCCGCCCGGCGATGAACATCGAGATCGACGCCGACGTTTCCAGCGTCATCCAGAAGAAAGGCAAGACCAAAGTGGACGTCATCACCCGCGGCCACCAGAAGGAATTGGTCATGGATGACAACGGTCAGTTCTTCATCGTTTCCCGCGAGGAAGCCAGCGGCCAGCTGTCCATGTTCAACAGCTACGACGAGTACAAGAAGGCAATGGAGGATGGCACCTATTAACGACACAAACGGGTGAGGAACCGTTTGAGATAAATACGAGGAGGAAATGAATCATGAAAACCCTGAAAGTTCGTTTGACGCTGACCGAGGAAGCCCTGGGCATGATGCCCACCAGCAAGGAAGTGCATGAGGAGTTCATCGCCAGCAAGGCCCCGGACGCGCCCAGCATCGAGGAAGAGGTCGAGGCCATCGGCGTTGAGGAGGTCGTGGAGAAGCAGAAGACCGTGTTCCCCCGCCTGGATGACGGGACGCTGTTCTTCTGGGACTACCAGCTCCGCGGCATGGTGAAGGACGCCATCGGGATGCTGCGCAAGGTGACGAACACGGCCTGCAGCAAGGTGACAAGCTACAAGAAGGCCGTGGACGGGCTGATCTTCGTGAAGGAGCGTAAGATTCCCATCCACCTGGGCGGCGACATCGGCGACTGCCAGAGGCCGCTCCGCGCTTCCGGTCCCCAGGGCGACCGCGTCGCGCTGGCGAACAGCGAGACGGTTCCGGCGGGCAGCTGGATCGAGTTCACCTTTGAGATTCTCCAGGACAGCCTCGAAAAGGCTGTGCGCGAGTGCCTGGACTACGGCATCCGCCGCGGGCTGGCGCAGTGGCGCAACAGCGGCAAGGGGCGCTATGTCTGGGAAGAGCTGGACGATGACGGCAAAGTGATCGGCGGCAACAAGGCCGATTACCAGGCGTAAAGCGACGATCAGCAGCGCCGACCCGCGAGGGCATGGAGTAGACTTGACAGGTAAAGCGTGGCAACGGCGCTGCGCAGATGAGACCCGAATCGCTCGGCGAGGAGGAGCAACGGATACGCGATGATCTGCCCGCAATCGTGAAGAATCGCCACGGAGTGGTCACGCCCTGCTTTGATCCGAAACGGCGGTGAGCAGCTGGGATCCGACCGGTGCAGAAGCGAGGAGCAAAGGCTCCGAGACGCCTCTACAGGATGGGCGAGGAATAGCGATGAAACGGAGGAGTGCCGAATTGAGCGGAAGAGAAGCGAACCAGCACGGCACTGATCGGCGCAGCGCGTAGATGAATTGCCATGGCTTTGACGTGAGCGACTTCGAATCGCACGTACATGAAAAGCAACGGAAGTGTTCAGACCGGATTTGTTCGAGCCGAATGGACATGGATCCGCGTTGCCCCGCGGCGATGAGCACGGCGAGGAGTTGAGAGGGCGTTGCGTCGATCCGCGTTGATCGGAGCTGACAAGGAATGGAGAGGCTGGGACATGAGCGGAAACGAGCGGCAACGGAACCGAGGCGAGCGGAGGCGTAAGGATCCGAACGGACACGGAATGGAATCGAGCCCAGAGGAATCGAAAGGAAAGGGCACGGCTCTGCGCGGACAGGAAGTGAACAGCAGAGGAATGGCCATGAACGGCAAAAGCGGAGATGCGTTGACACGAAATGGCATGGCAGCGACCAGAAAAGACTGGCGAAGGCACTGAACTGCCGGGCAAGGCTCTGATCAGAACGGCAGCGGAGAGGAATGGCGGGGAACACAGGCGCAAGGAACAGAAACGGCGAAGCCGGGACAGGATAGCAGATGATTCGAGATGGACTGCATGTGAGCAGCCACGAAGGGCACCCAACGGCGATGAGCTGACAGGGCATGGCGGCGATGGCAGACGAGACGAGCCGAATCGAAACGGATGCGTGCGGCCACGAAGGGAACAGAACGACGATGCGTTGATAAGGAATGGCGGCGAGGCACCACGAAACGGCACGATCTGTTATGGAACGGAGCTTCACAGATGCGACGCGGTGAGAAGGGACAAGGCACTGCAAGGACTGGACACGAGCGGAGGTGTTGTGGCAAGGCACGGTAAGGCCAGCCCAGGAATGGCAAAGGAATAGCACAGCTTGGAACCGACCAGCAGGGCGACGGAACCGCATGGCAAGGAAAAGCATCGAGTGGATCAGCCGCGGCAGAGATGGGATCGGAGCCGAGCGGCGAAGCTGCGGAAAAGCTGGGCGTCGAGAGGTCACGCGGTGATCGGAGGCGCGAAGGCGAAGCAGGGCAGAGAAAGCAATGATCAGCTGGGAAAAGCATGGAAATGGCGGAGCAAGGCGAGGAAAAGAACAAATGGAGACGCAATGCAACGGAGACGCCTTGAGATGATTTTCATGGGCTGAAACGAGACGGCAACGCAGCGATGGGACACGACGCGACACGATGGGACAAGGCATGGCAAGGGAAAGACTGGCCTCGCGCATAGGCGCTGCGATACGGCAGAGAGCTGAGCACACGAGACGGGACGCGGAAACGCTGGGACTCGGGCGAAACGAATCGACATGGATCTGAATTGATTTGCTTTGATACGGCGGGGACATGAGGCGAGCTGAAAAGCCCGGACCCGACATGGCAAAGACCAGAAGCGATGTGAGCTGCATGACGCGCCACCACGCGCCACCGTGCGCCATCACGCGCCAACGAGAGGAGGGATTGACAAGTGACCAATCGGGAGACATTCAACCAGTACATCCGCATGGTTGCGGAGAAGCAGATTTCCTTCATGGAAAACATGAGCGATGAGGAGCTGATCCAGAGGACCATCGAATGCCGGGATTACGGCGTACACATCAAGGTAGGCGACAAGCTCAGCTACTTCAAGGCAATGACCGCCGGGATGCCCGTCGGGGACAGGCAGACGGTAGCGGTATGGCTGGCAGAGGAATCGGGAGAAAGCATCCCGTGGGACAAGATTCTATGAAGCCGCTGACCTTCACGCTGTACGGCGATCCCCGCACCAAGAAGAACTCGCGGCGGCATGTTACCGTTCAGAAGCCTACGGGCGGCGAGTATACCATGCCGCTGCCGTCCAAACAGTTCTCGGCGTATGAGAAGGATTGCCTCAAGCAGATCACCGGCATCTATCGCCGCAGGATCACCACGCCGGTGAACCTCAAGGCCGTGTACTTCATGAAGACCATCCGCACGGTGGATCTGGTGAATCTGATGGAGGGCACCTGCGACATCCTGCGCGACGCCGGCGTGGTGGAGGACGATAACCGCAACGTTATCGCCTCCACCGACGGGAGCCGGGTTTACTTGGACAGGAAGAATCCCCGCGTGGAGATCACCATCACGGATGCGGAGCCGGAGTACACGCAGTGGGAAAACAAGAAGGGAGTGAAAAGCCGTGAAAATCTACTCGATCTTATCCCCGGAAAAGCTGAATCTGGCAGCCGACCTGGTCAAGTGGGACAAAGACCGGAAGAAGGTCAAAGACTTCGCTGACCGCTGGTATAAGTTCAGCATGAAGCGGGATGTTACGCTTGAGGTCGGGCGCAACGCCCGCATCTACTACATCGACCAGGATGGCAAAAAGACGCAGCTGGCGACGCTGTATGTGATCCCGGCGCGGGAGTTCGCCAGAGAGGAGCTGACGGAGATATGAACATCGTGAAGCCCAGCTTCCTGATCGAGGAGCGCGACGAGCTGCGCGGCGGCCTGGCCATCATCGAAAAGGCGGCGCGGACGTGCTACAAGACAGAGGACAAGATCACCGACACCAGCGCCGAGAAGATGGTGCGCGGCCTCCGGCAGCGGCAGCACAATGCCATGCTGGAACACGGTGATTACATATTCGCCCTTGATGACTACCACCTGATGGACAACATCGCCTATGCCCTCCGGCGGCTGATGGAGGATACGGGCATCGTCCCCTTCCTTACCTTCACGAATATCAATCAGCGCCCGATCATCTCCGGCAACATCAGAGCGTGGCGGGAATTCATCGCCTCCGGCAGCGCCGCGATCTACTACTTCACCGGCCAGATTGATCCGATCTACACCGAAGATCTGATACCGGATGATGATCGCGTCATGGATCCGCGTGTGAAGCAGATACGATATTCCGATCTGGTGGGCGAGGTTGAGCGCCGGTCACATCTGCGCCAGACGGTCCGGTTTATCATCGACCGCGGAGTGAGCCATGAATTCGTGCGGCATCGCGTCATGAGCTTCGCCCAGGAGAGCACGCGATGGTGCAACTACTCCAGCGACAGGTTTGGGCGCGATGTGACAGTGATCGAGCCGTGCTATCTCCAACCGGGGAGCGAAGCATACAACCTGTGGAAGCGCCAGTGCATGAGCGCGGAGGTCGGATACTTCACCGAGATGAACATCGGGCTGATGCCGGAAGAGGCGCGGGCGGTGCTGGTGAACAGCACCAAGACGGAGCTGGTCATGACCGGCACCCTCGGCCAGTGGGATCACTTCTTCGACATGAGGGCGCGGCAGACCACAGGCAAGGCGCACCCGCAGGCCGCGGAGGTCGCCATCCCGCTCATGAACGAGATGGCGGTGCGATTCCCGGATGTGATCCGGCCATGAGCAGGAAAAAGCCGCCGCCGGATGTCCAGTATCGGATTTACATATCCGACGGTGGCACAAAGTTCTATCTGCGGGACATCATCGCCCATGAGCATAAAGAGCATTATTTCTTTGATGTTGACAGCCGCTACGCCATGAAGTATCGCAGCTTCGACATCGCAATGAAGTACCGAGAGCGGATGGTAGCCGCCGGATATCATCCGCACATCGAATCCATTTAAGAGAATGGACTGTCCCGGACTGTCCGGGCAGATGAAGGAGAGAACGATGAGCGTATTGTGGGGAATCCTGCTGTTTGTGGCAGGGATAATCACGGGAGCAGGAGCGATCATCCTGCATGACCACGAGGTGAGCCGTGCGGTTCGCGCTGTGCAGGTTCGGAAGAATGCGGAGATTCAGAAGCTGCGCACCGAATACGCCCGGCTCCAGGAGGACGCCGGCATCTTGCAGCAGGCCAGCGACTGCGCCGATGCATTCAGACGTGGCAAGACGGTGGGGCGGTCGCATCCCATGACGGACGCCGAGCAATTTGCCCGGACGTTTGAGGGCAAGAGGGCGAAGTTCGTAGACATGACGCGGAAGGAGGGATGAGAATTGAGTGATACCAAAACAGCGCAGCAGCAGTACATCGACGAGGCAGCAAAGACCGCCGCCCGCGAAGTCCTGCATCTTCAGCACAAAAGGGCAGTTACCAATCACTATCGCGCCATGGAACACCTGCTCCGCGCCTACAAGAAATCGAAGCTGTGGGAGGAGCATCCGGAAGAGTACGGATTTTTCCCGACAGAGAAATCCCACGACATCTCCGTCGCCCCGCCGCCAGGGCTGGGGATCCGAGACAAGGTTGAGGCCAATGAGCTGTTTGTGCAGTCCAAAGAGCTGTCCTTCGTCCGGTCCATGGCGCGATTCGGCGAAGTGGATGCGGTGGTGAAGTCCTTCGAGAACCGCGAGGACTTCATCATCATCCGCATGTATTACTTCAACGAGGACGAGACCGGCGCGGATCGCGGGCAGGACGCGAAGCCCTACACCTTCCCGGAGATCACCGAAGCCTTGCAGCGCATCGGCATCGACATGTCCGAAAGAGCGTGCCGGTATCGCCGCACGAAGCTGGTGCGGGAGATGACAGTGCTCCAGTTCGGCATCGATGGCGCGATCTCCATTGAGTCCAGGGAGATCACCAAGGCAATGAAGCACAACGATAGGAGGGATGCGCATGATTCCGAAGAGACTGAGGAACAACCACCGCTTTTTTCTCAAGGTGAGGAACCGCGGCTCGTGGCTGAAACGAGCGGGAAGGACTGACACCGGCGAAGGCCCAGGAAGACCGGCAGCAGAGACCACACGCCGGTTGTCCGAGGCACAGGGCTTCAAGACCATGCGCCAGGCCAAGCGGATGCGTATCCTGCTGACGGAGCAGTATGGACTGAAAACAGACATCATCAGGTACGAAGGGAGCAATCGGTATGAGTATTAAGAAGAAAGTGATCGCCGGTCTGCGCTGCTGCATCGTTCGCAACCCAGACGATAACATGCGGTGTCCTGAATGCCCTTACAGAGATCCGGGGACGTACTGCTTGAACAGGCTCAAGATCGATGCGCTGGCCGTGCTGGAAGCGGATGAAGAGGAGCCGGTGTGCGACGCCTGCATGATTCACTTCGACGATGAGAGCGAGGATTAGGGATGAGCGAAAACGTGAACCATCCTTCGCACTACCAAATGGGCGGAGTGGAAGTGATCGACGCCATCGAGGCATGGGGCTTCGGTGAGGGCTTCAATCGTGGCGACGCGATCAAGTATATCGCACGGGCAGGTCGCAAGAACCCAGAGACGGAGATTGAGGATCTCGAAAAGGCACTGTGGTACATAAGCCGGGAGATTAAGCGGCTGAAAAAGAGGAGGATGAGCATGAGCATCAGGAAAGGCAGCAAGGGCGACGACGTGAAGGCCGTCCAGCGCAGGCTGAAGGAGCTGGGTTTTCTCTCCGGCTCCGTCGATGGGGACTTCGGCTCCATCACAGAGAAAGCCGTCAAGGCGTTTCAGAAGGCATCCGGGCTGACTGCTGACGGGATCGTCGGTTCAAAGACGCTCGCCGCGCTGGGTGTAGATCTGGCGAAAACGCAGAGCGCCGATGATGATCACGTCCACGGCACCGCCAGGACGATGGACTGGTGGACGAGCGACATCCAGAAAATATTCGCCGTCGGCGTGGTCGCCACCATCACGGACGTGGACACGGGGATCAGCTGGAAAGAGAAGCGTTTTGCCGGGAAGAACCACGCCGACATCCAACCTCTCACGAAAGCGGATACCGCCAAGCTGAAGAAGGTCTACGGCCATTGGTCATGGAAGCGCCGAGCGGTTTTCGTGACGATCAACGGCGAGAACTACGCCGCCTCCATCCACGGGATGCCGCATGGCGGCAGCAACCTCAACAACAACTTCCCTGGCCATCACTGCTGTCACTTCCTCAACAGCCGGACGCACGGCTCGAACAAGGTCGACGCGAACCATCAGAAGATGGTAGCCAAGGCTGCAAAGGCGAAGCTGTAGGCACAGTCATGGGGCGTGATCTCAAGCTGAAAAGCAAGACGTGCAAAGAGCGGTACAACTGGTACAAGGATCGCGGCATTTGTACGACTTGTGGGAGAGTTTGGTCAGAACCCGGCAAAGTGCGCTGCAAGGCTTGTGAGGCGAAGATTGCCGCCGCTCACGAAAAGCGGCGTGAGGAACGCAGACAGGCCAAACAGGAACAGCGGCAGCAGCGGATCGCCGCCGGGATCTGTACGGAATGCGGCAAGCGACCGGCGACGAAGGGAATGAGAATGTGCCATCGCTGCCGCGCCATGAGGAACGACAGCACCAGGAAGTACAAGATCGAGAAGCGCATCGAGAGAGATGTGCGGAGAGCGAGGAAGGAATGCAAACCAGAGAACAGGTAATCGAAGGGCTGAACGATATTCACGCCGTGGCCTGCGGGATGGGCAATGATCAGTGCTATCTCAACAGCATCGGCATCAAGCAGCTTCAGACGCTGATCAACGACGCGACGGAGCTGTTGATGGAGCAGCCGCACGTCTTGGATATGGATACGCTGAAAGCGTCGCAGCGCCGCGCCGTCTGGCTCGAAACGAGAAACGGGAGGGTGTACACCGGCTGGGTGTTGGTTTACGACCACATGACCAGCGGAATCATCCCAGGAGATCGAATCGGCTTGACACAGCCGGGAGGCCATAACTCTTGGCTGATGGTGCGGCAGTATGGGAAGGACTGGCGCTGCTGGGACAGGCAACCAACCAATGAGCAGAGAGAGGCGGTGAAGTGGGAATGAAAAAGAGCAAGATTCTGGAGCTTCTCGAATGTGAGCGCCAGTGCATCCTTCGGAACAGCCTCGAATCCTGCAACCGCGACTGTGCCAACTGCGATCTTCTCCAGGACAGCGAGGCGCTGCTGACCATGTATGACCTGGTCAAAAAGATCGTGGACAATCACGAGCGGCGCATGATCGGAAGGTGGAAGCAGCTCAAAGGCGATTTCACCACTCCCGGCGGCACTCCGTACTATGTGTGCGGTGCCTGCGGTGACTCCGGCCATCTCCACGGCTGCGAATATCCGCGGCGCAAAGTGATCTGCGATACGTGCGGACGCATCAATCTCTATCCGTGGGAGAGAGCCTATGAGGAGGGTTCATCGCTCTGGGAGGATGATGAAGAAGTGTTGAAATGGAGGCAAGATCATGGCTTTCTTGATGGATTGGATCAGACCTGACGAAGAGGCGGTGAAGCATGATGGTTGACCGCGAGGCGACGTGCAAATGGCTGGTAAGGCTGGCCAACATTCTCCAAGAAGAGGAAAAGACCGGCGACGAGATCACCTTCCACAACCTCAAGGCTTTCCATGACCGCATTCTGGACGTGATGGCGTTGATCCTGGAAGCGCCGAGTGTACCGCGCATCATCACCGACGCCGATGAGCTGGTCGCCCATGAAGCCGGCGTGTTCATCGAGTACAACCCGGACAGGCTCAACAGGCCGGGGGAGTGGGCATTCGTCTGGTATGTGGACAAAAAGGCCAGTCTGGTCACCCGCAACGGTCTCGGCCACGGTCATGTCGAGTACAGCATGGAGCAGTATGGCAGAACGTGGCGGTGTTGGACATCAAAGCCGAATCAGGCAGAAATGGAGGCAAGGCCATGGCTTTCTTGATGGAATGGATTCGACCCGACGAGAAGGTGCTGACGGCGAAAGAGGTCAAAAAGCTGCCCGTCGGCGCGAAGGTCATCATCATCGGCGCGGACCGGCGCGGCGAGTGTACCCGACAGGAATGCACCGTCGCGCAGAGCTACAAGACGAAGGTGCTGCGCTGGGCGAACCTTTACGACCACGGATTTCTCCCCATCCGCGATAATCCGAGTAAGCGATATGTGCTGGGGAAGAGGTAATCGGCATGGAAGATATTGAGCAGCTGATTGAATTTGCTTCCAGAGACACAGCCTCATGCATCGTCGTTGTCGCTCTGATCGCCGCCTTTACCGCTGTGATTTGCACAATCATCAAGAAACTGTGAGGAGGAAGTGGAATGGCTAAAGTGAAACCGATCACCATTAAGATCGCGCCCGATCAGATTGACTTCTTCGGCGCTGTCCTCAATTGCGCTGTGCGCTACTGCCTGGGGCGCATGACCTATATGCCGGGGCTGGTCACGGACTGGATCATGCAGCACTGCCACGGCATGCTGACCGACAAGACCCTCGGCGTCATGAAGCGCGACATCGACGAGGCCAAGGCGCGTGACGGCCTGGGCATGAGCTGCGATGTCGTGACCTGGCTGAAGTTCCGGGACTGGCTGGAGAAGGAGGAGGCACAAGATGGCTGAATACGGCGTTGTGATTAAAGAAGCCAGGAGAATGTGTTGGCACTATACGCAAAGCGGTCATCACGATAAGTGCCCGATGTATCCAGCGTGCAATGCAAGCCAGTGCCGCAAGATCGCATTTGAGCGTCCTGTGGATTTTGAGATACGAGTGATGGTATGGGCCGCAGAGCACCCGGAGCCGGTATATCCGACATGGACGGAGTATTTCAGAATGATCGGTCTGTTTCCTGCATGGAGCGGCCATGAGATACTTGACCACACTCCGATCCCAGCCGATATCGCCAAGCGGCTCGGTGTGGAGCCGAAGGAGGCGCAGGATGGCACTAATCAATCGTGATGCGCTACGGGCGAAGTTCAACACGATCATCGTCGGCACCGATGAAAACCGTGACGCGCTGCTTTCAGTGCGCGAAGCCATGAAGCTGATAGACCTTGAGCCGACCGTGGATGCGGTGGAGGTCGTGCGGTGCCGGGATTGCCACCGGGAACAGTGGATCAGCGTCGAGGATAGCTTGCCGCCCGAGCATGACACCATCTTCGCAAGATTATATGGGACTGATAAATGGAAAAGTGCCATGTTTCGTAAAATGTCCGATGATGTTCGCGTGGTCAAGGTGTACCGCGACGGCACAAAAAGAGTGCATCACGATCACACTGTAGATGGTGTCTGGGATTCTGAACGGAAGGGACCAGATGTATATGGTCATGTGACTCATTGGATGGCCAATCCAGAATTGCCGAAGGAGGAATAACATGGCAGATTACCATGTTGGTGCCGGTCTATTTGGAATCTACGCCGGGACGTTGAATCCAAAGGGAGACACATGGCGCAACAAGTCAGAAGTGACTAAGGAAGCGCTGGGCGCAACCGCGCAATACCTTCTGGAAAACGAGAAGGAGTATCGCTTTAAGCGCAAGAGCGATGAAAAATGGTATGTGCTGAAAGTGGAAGAGATGGAGGAAACCACATGAAGACTTATCCATGCCGGGGTTGCGGCAAGCCGATCATATGGATCCAAACCACCGGCGGCAAGTCGATGCCGTGCGACCCGGAACAGGTCACATACTGGAAGAGCAAGCACGGCACACACAAGATCGTCACGCCGAATGGAGAAGTTGTGACCGCCGACGTCGACGGATTCATCAACACGGCGACAGGCATCGGATACATATCGCACTTCGCAACCTGCCCGGAGGCTGGGGCGTTTAGGAGACAGTAGAGCATGAGAGAGATCGTTGTTGACAATTTCGCCGGGGGCGGCGGTGCCTCGACGGGGATAGAGATTGCCATCGGACGGAGCGTAGACATCGCCATCAATCACGATCCGGCGGCAATCGCCATGCACAGGGCGAACCACCCGACCACCGAGCACTACACGGAGGATGTTTGGAAGGTGGATCCCGTGGAGGCGTGTGCTGGCCGTCCCGTGGCGCTGGCATGGTTCTCGCCGGACTGCAAGCACCACAGCAAGGCGAAGGGCGGCAAGCCGGTGTCGAAGCACATCCGGGGACTGGCATGGGTCGCGGTGCGCTGGGCGAAGAAGGTGCATCCCCGCGTGATCATGCTGGAGAACGTGGAGGAGTTCATGGACTGGGGACGGCTGGACGCCAACAGCCGCCCCGATCCCCGGTACAAGGGCGAAACCTTCAGACGGTTCATTCACCAGCTGGAGCGCCAGGGATACCGCGTGGAATATCGGCTGCTCCGCGCCTGCGACTACGGAGCGCCGACCATTCGCCGCCGGTTCTTCCTGATCGCCCGGTGCGACGGTCAACCCATCCGCTGGCCGGAGCCGACCCACGGCAATCCTGACGGACTGGAGGTGCTGGCGGGGCTGAAAAAGCCGTGGGTGCCGGTGGCTGACGTGCTGGACTTCTCCCTGCCCTGCCCCAGCATCTTCGCCACCTCGGAGGAGATATGGGAGCAGTACGGGATCCGCGCCGTGAGGCCGCTGTCCGAGAAGACCATGAAGCGGATCGCCAGAGGGATCATGAAGTTCGTGGTGGACAACCCCAGACCGTTCATTGTCCAGGTCAATCACAGCGGCGATTCCTTCCGTGGACAGGACGTGACTGAACCATTGGACACAATCACCGCCAAGCACGGAACCGGCGTAATACTGCCGAGCCTGATCCAGTATCACAGCGAACAGACGGAGGATGTGCGCGGCCAGCAGATTCGGAAGCCGCTCATGACCGTGGATGCCTCCAATCGCTACGGCCTGGTGTCCACCTTCATCAGCAAGTATTACGGCGGTGACAATGTGGCGGCAGGAGCAGACAAACCCTTGCCGACGGTGACCGCCATCGACCACAACGCCGTGTGCGCGGTGTCTGTGACGCAGTTCAACAACAACAGCGTCGGTCAGGAGGTCACGAAGCCGCTTAACACCCTGACAGCCTGCACAAACCATTTCGCGGAGGTCTCGGCGTTCCTGGTGAAATACTATGGAACTGGCGACAATGCGGTGTCTTGTAAGGATCCTGCGCCGACAATTACCGCAAAGGATCGGATGGGGCTGGTGACCGTACACGGGCAGGATTACCAGATCGTTGACATCGGCCTGCGGATGCTGACGCCCAGGGAGCTTTTCGACGCCCAGGGCTTCCCCTCTGACTACATCATCGACGTGGATGCCGACGGCAAAGCCTATCCGAAATCCGAGCAGGTGGCGCGGTGCGGCAACGCCGTGTGCCCGCCGATCCCCACGGCGCTGGTGAGGGCAAATCTGCCGGAGCTGTGTCCCACGGAGGCAAGCGCATGAAGTGTGAACTATATCACGACAGCTTCCAGAACTGGAAGAGCTACCCGATTCAGAAAGCCCAGCTCATCATTGCAGATATCCCCTACAATCTGGGGGATGCGGCCTATGGCTCAAACCCCATGTGGTATGTGGGCGGCGACAACCGGAACGGCGAGAGCGACAAGGCCAAGAGCAGCTTTTTCAACAGCGACGGGTATTTCCGCATCTCCGAGTTCTTCATGTTCTGCTCCCGCCTGATGAAGCCGGAGCCGAAGCAGGGCAAGGGCGGCGCTCCGTGCATGATCGTCTTCTGCGCATACCAGCAGCAGAGCGACGTGATACGCTGGGCCGCGGACGCCGGATTCGTGAAGTACATCCCGCTGGTGTTCTGCAAGAATTACAGCCCGCAGGTGCTCAAGGCCAATATGAAGATCGTGGGCGCGACGGAGCACGCGCTGGTGCTGTACCGCGACCGGCTCCCGAAGTTCAACAACTACGGGAAGATGATCTTCAACTGGATGCCCTGGGAGCGCGACGGGGCGAACATTCCGAAGATCCATCCGACGCAGAAGCCGGTGAAACTGCTCAAGCGCCTGATCGACATCTTCACGGATCCCGGCGACGTGGTCATTGACCCGTGCGCCGGATCTGGCAGCACGCTCCGGGCGGCTGCGGAAATGCGGCGCAACGCCTACGGCTTCGAGATCGACAGGAACTTCTATCGCGCCGCCAAGGAGCAGATGCTGGATTCTGTGCATCTGGATCAGGTGAGCCTGCTGGATTTGCAGACCGCCGCGCAGCGACAGACACATACTCAAATGCGGATGGAGGTGAAATAGATGGGATATACCGATGATCCGCGCCCGTGCGTGGTGAACGGGAGCCGCGCTCTGTTCCACGGATGGGCAGAGATGGAAAAGCCGAACATCGAGGGCGGCAAACAGGTCGGATGCTGGAAGCAGCCCATCGCGCTGATCGAATACCAGAGCGGCGCGGTGGAGCCGGTCAGTCCGGGCAGGGTGCGGTTCCTGGACGGCGCGGAGGTGTTCAGCCGGTACGATTGGAGTGGTATCGATGCCTGACGATGAGAAGCTGGTGCGGATGCTCAGTCTCCAGGAGCGCAAGGAGGCCGTGGAAAGCCATCTGGATTTTATCGACCAGCAGAAGGCCATTCTGGATTACTTTTACCAACGGAACATCGCGGAACTCAACCGGCAGCGGGAACAGGCCATAAGCGAGATGCGGAAGATCATCCGCGAGGAAACGAAAGGAAGGTCGGAATGAGAGAGATTCGATTCAGAGCCAAGCGGCAGGACAACGGCGAATGGATTAAAAGCGGCACCTTGGTCACCTTCAACACCGTGGACACGACGGCCTTCTATCTCCCGAAGTCGCCCTGCGTCTGTGAAGCCTTGAGGGATAGAAACGGCAATCTGACGGCGCTGGATGGCGTATTCTTCCTGGTGCAGGGCGACACTATCGGACAGTTCATCGGGGAACAGGACGCCAACGGCGATGACATCTTCGAGGGCGACATCGTGAAGCACGGCGAGAAGATGTATGTCATCCGGTATAACGATCACCGTGCCCGATTTATCGGGAAGAACAAGCGATCCAACTTCGCCATATTCCCGTTCGGCAACAGCACCATCATGGGGAACATCTACGACAACGCCAATCTGATGGAGGCCAACAAGTGACCCTGACCAAGGACGAGCGCATTCGCAAATATGGCGAAGTGTTCACGCCGCCGGATATAGTCGCCCACATGTGCGATATGCTGGAGGATGAATCGCCCGGTGCGTTTGCGCCAGACAAAACCTTCCTGGAACCGACGTGCGGCGATGGCGCGTTTGTGGTGGAGATCCTGCGCAGGAAGTTCGACAACTGCAGGACGCGCAGCGACTTCACCACAGCCCTCGGCAGCGTCTACGGACTCGAAATACAGGCTGACAACGTCGCCGAGTGCATCCGCCGGGTGACGGCGCTGTGCCAGCAGTATTTCAAGCCCACCAGGGCGGAGCTTCAGATCATCAACGACCATTACATCATGTGCGACAGTTTGAAGGTTATGAGGATGATGGCAGATGGGAACCTACAATTTGGAGCAGATCAAGGCACGACGGGATGATTGGCGTAGAAACGGGATTTGTACGACGTGTGGCAAAACGGAGGCGTTCGGCAATTACCGAAGCTGCCCAGAATGTATTGAGAAGAATACCATGAGGGCATACAGATACCGGGAGGCAAACCGAGAACATTACAACGCCATGCAGAGGGATAGACGCAGGAGGGAGCTGGAGGCAGGGAAGTGTCCATCATGCCACAAGCCAAATCCGGACCCTTCCAGGGTTGAATGCCCAAGGTGCCGAGTGAAAAGCCACATGCGCTATGTGAGCAATTATGTGCATCGTATAAGGCCGGATGGAATCTGTTTGAGATGCGACCGGGAAACGGAACCCGGATATAAACTCTGCCCGGAGCATCGAAAGATGGCTGCGATCGCAGGGGAAAAGGGCAGGGCCGCGCAGGACAGGAACAGGCATCCGTGGCGGCTGGATGAACAGGTGCGGCACATGAAAGTGAGGAAGTCCGAATGAAGATCATCAGGGAGGGCGATCTCTCCCGGATCACCACGGTGCGGCGGTTCGAGTGCCCGGACTGTGGGTGCATCTGGGAAATGAGCGGCTGTGAATACCGCCGGGAAATAATCTGCGGCAAGCATCTGCGTATAAGCACTTGCCCGACGTGCAAAAAGGAGGTACGGATCGATGATGACACCGAGGGATAGAGTTTTGACAGCGACGGCCAGGGCGCAGGGCGTTATTCTGACAATGGGCGCTCTGCTGCGCGACATGGGCATTGCCAACATGGTGGACGATGACAAGACCGGGAAGCTGGATGAAGTGGTCAGCGGCACGATTCACGCCCTGAATGAAGTCGCCAAGCTGTGGGACAACAGCCCGGAAGCCGGTGGCGACGATGATTAAGCAGACGGTTTATGTGGTGCGGAAGAACGGCCTTTATCTGCTCAGTTACCAATTGAGCGAGATCAGGGAGTTTGACAGCACCGGCAGGCTGGCCGACGTGTACACCTGTATATGGGGCGAGAGCAGCATGGGCGCGAGAGCGTTCCGGCACATGGCGCGTGCGCGGGCAGTGATGAACATGGTGGACGGCGACGCAGTTGAAGAAATACTCGCGGAGGTGGATGTGGATGTTGAGGATTAAGACCGTTCTGGATGATGGCGCTTTTCTCCCGCGCCGGGCACACCCGACCGACGCCGGGCTGGATTTGTTCAGCCCCATCGACATGATCGTCCGCGCCCACGGATCCGCGATTTTTCACACCGGCGTTCATGTGCAGCTCCCGCCGGATACGGACGGCCAGATCTGGTCCAAGAGCGGACTGAACATCAACAGCGACATCATCACCACCGGCCTGATCGATGAGGGCTATACCGGCATGATCGTGGTCAAGCTGTTCAACTTCGGCATGGACGATTACATGGTCCACCGGGGCGACAAGATCGCCCAGCTGGTGATCACGCCGGTGCTTTACGCCGAGCCAGAACAGGATGAGGGGCCGCTTCCGGAGACGCCCAGGGGCGACAGCGGATTCGGATCCACAGGGCGGTAACTCTTGACAGAATCGCGTTTTTTGTCGGAAAGGCTCCGTTTTCGCGTCGTTCCGGGGGCTTGACCCATATGGTATACTATTAGCGTGAAAAGTTGCGATCACGCGCAGGCGCTTCCTTCGGGAGGCGCTTTTTTCATGGGCTGCACATGCCAAGTCCCAGCCCAGATCTGATTCATGCCGTTTCTCCTTATCACGGCACATCGGTCAGCCTGTCGCCACGGGCTGTCCTCGATGACCGACAGCAGTGAGGAGAGACACCGTGGAAAAGAAGTACATCGAGATTGATATTGCCGACCTGGTCCCCTACGACAAGAACCCGCGCCGCAACGATATGGCCGTGGATGCCGTCGTGGAGAGCTTCGACCAGTGCGGCTACATCACGCCCATCGTGATCGACGAGAACCGGCAGATTCTCGCCGGGGAAACCCGCTGCAAGGCGCTGAAGAAGCGCGGCGTGGTGCGGGATAAAGTTTTGCAGGTGTTCGGCCTGACCGAGGAGCAGAAGAAGAAATACCGGCTGCTGGACAATAAGGTCGGAGAGATCGCCGAGTGGGACGCCGAGCTTCTCATGGGAGAGCTGGAAGAGATCGACTTCGGCGCATTTGACTTTGGCTTTGATGACCTGCTGGCCGAGCTGACCGATAGCAGTGAGGACGATGCGCCGCTGAGCACAGCCGTGGAGGACGATGCCGACATCGTGCTGCCGGAGGAACCGAAAGCCAAGCGCGGCGACATCTACCGGTTAGGGCGGCATCGCCTGATGTGCGGTGACAGCACCGACCCGGCGGACGTGGCGCGGCTCATGGGCGGCGTCCAGGCTGATCTCCTGCTCACGGATCCGCCGTACAACGTGGCCTATGAGGGCGGCACCGGCATGACCATCATGAACGACAGAATGGAGGACGCTGCCTTTCGGAAGTTTCTCCGGGACGCATTTTCCTGCGCTGACAGCTTCATGAAGCCCGGCGCGGCGTTCTATATCTGGCACGCAGATTCCGAGGGCTACAACTTCCGCGGCGCGTGCCACGACATCGGCTGGCAGGTCCGGCAATGCCTGATCTGGAACAAGAACGCGCTGGTGCTGGGGCGGCAGGATTACCAGTGGAAGCACGAGCCGTGCCTTTACGGATGGAAAGGCGGAGCTTCCCACACCTGGCTCAACGACCGGAAGCAGACCACCGTCCTCGACTTCGACAAGCCGACGCGGTCCGAGCTGCATCCCACCATGAAGCCGGTGGCGCTGTTTGAATATCAGATTCACAACAGCTGCCCGGAGGGCGGCGCGGTGCTGGATCTTTTCGGCGGCAGCGGGACGACCATTATCGCAGCGGAACAGGACGGACGCTGCGCTTTTTGTATGGAGCTGGATCCGCGCTACGTCGATGCGACCATTCAGCGGTATGAGGAGTTCACGGGCGTCAAGGCGGTGCTCGTCAATGAGTGACAGCCTGACGCATGACACGGGAGGAAACATCAAAGTTTTTCGGTAGTGTGGCCGGACAGACTCCACGCTGTTCGGACGCGGGAGCGCGCTTCCTCTCACGCGCTGCATTCCATCGGCGGGGATGGTTTTTTTCAAGATGAAACAGGCAGATTCTTTTTACAAGTCACGCAGGTGGGAACGCTTGCGCAGTGTGATACTCCGGCGGGATGGTTACCAATGCCAGATTTCCAGGCGCTACGGCAAGCACATACAGGCCGACACAGTCCACCACATCTTCCCTCGTGAGGAGTTTCCAGAGTATCAGTGGGAGGCGTGGAACCTTGTGAGCCTTGCCGGTGACGTACATAACCGGCTCCACGACCGAGTGACCAACGCACTGACAGACGAGGGGGCGGAGCTGCTGCGACGCACGGCGCGTAGGCGTGGGCTGGACGTGCCGCTGCGGTACCAGTGAGCCGCCGCGCCGCCGCCACCACCCCCCACCCACGCCACCCGGCCCAGCGCCGCCGGGGAC